TTTGGTTCTAGAGATTCTCGGGAGAGAACAAGGATGGGATCCCTCCACTGTTAGAGTGATGTTGTGCGGAGAGAATAAACCTTTCACCATTAGTGGCAATTATCTATTAGAGGTTTAACGGATAACTAATTAGTGTGTGATTGGCACCCTAATAAAAGTTAAAGATTCCAGCATTATTAGAGAAAAGATATCAGGTAAATATGGTATTATAATGGGACAAATAGATGTTGAAGGTAGTTTACTTTATATTATTATGTTGCACTGTGGAACCAAAATTCATTTGAGCGAACATTGGATTGAGGATTGCTGGAGATACGATTCAGAATGAGTAATGATTATGTAAATAATATTAGTGTGCATAAAGTTGTTGGCGGATATATTGTAAATATCGAAAATGCAACCAAAGAACAAGTCAAAGAGTTGTTTCAACGATTTTTTCCCGAACTTGAGTAAGAAGTTGCCGCAAAATTTGCCTTAAAAGTTCCGAACAAAAAGGTTAATATGGCTACATTGCAAGAACATTTGCTGATCCACAAAGAAGAGCCACAAAAGGCATTGGAACGAGATTGGAATGAGTGAGAAAAGAGAAATTAAAGTTGGAGACTTGGTTCGTGTGCATGACGCTCTTACAATGGGTTGCGATTCAAAAGGCGACCCAACAATACTTTCAGAGCTTCATGGGAAGGTTGGTTTGGTTACTGGTGTAGCAAAATCAACAGAGTATCAAGATATTGGTAAAGATCCCCCTGAAACGTGGCAGGAGACTGAACAATACATAGTTTTATGGGGAGGAAATATCGGTTCCCGAAATGAAGAAATAGAAATTTTGGAGTTGGTTAGTGAATAAAGATAAGGTTTCTTTTTCTAAATACGGAAAGGCATTTCAAGAGTCATTGTGTCAACTAATCCTTCAAGACAGACCATTCTGTGATCAAATTTCTGAAGTTCTCGATATTCAGTTCCTAGAACTCAAGTACTTACAGATCTTTACAAAGAAGATTTTTGAATACAGAGAGAAGTACGGCTCACATCCATCCTACAACACTTTAACCTCCATCCTTAAGTCTGACATGGATGATGAGCCAGAAGCCCTACAGATGCAAGTGAGGAGCTTCTTCGCCCGTGTGCAATCCTCTGACTTCGTAGATGGAATGAAATACATCAAAGAAACGGCTTTGGATTTTTGTAAGAAGCAAAAACTCAAAGAAGCAATGATTAAAAGTTCAAAATTGTTGCAAACATCATCTTTTGATGAGATTTCAAAGTCCATTTTGGACGCTCTTAAATTAGGATTAGATAATAATGTTGGCTATGACTATTTGAAAGATTTTGAAGAGAGATTTAAACCAAGATTTCGTAATCCAGTTTCAACTGGGTGGAAAGAGATTGATTCAATCACTAGTGGTGGATTGGGTGATGGAGAATTGGGAGTGGTAATCGCTGCGACAGGTGCAGGAAAAAGCATGTGCCTTGTGCATTTAGGTGTGCAGGCTTTGTTGCAGGGAAAGAATGTAGTACATTATACTTTAGAGCTTCAAGATAAAGTTGTGGCTTCAAGATATGATAGTTGTATGACAAATGTTCCTTTGGATGAGTTATCTCTTTTTAAGGACGATATTCTTGAAAAAGTTAAAAGTTTACAAGGTAAATTGATTGTTAAGGAATATCCAACTAAATCTGCTTCGGTAAATACAATTCGAAATCACTTAGAGAAGCTTCGTCGTTTTGGCGAATCTATTGATATGATTATTGTAGATTATGGTGATTTATTGCGTCCAACAGTGATAAGAAAAGAGAAAAGATATGAACTGGAATCTATTTATGAAGAGCTTCGTTCACTGGCTCAGGAATTTCAATGTCCGCTTTTCACAGCCTCTCAGACGAATAGATCAGGATTGAATGCAGAAGTTATTACAATGGAAGCCATTTCGGAAGCCTATAACAAGTGTTTTGTTGCTGACTTTATTTTCACTGTCTCTCGGACAATTGAGGATAAGATTAACAACGGCGGAAGAGTGTTTATAGCAAAGAATAGAAATGGTCCAGATGGTTTGATTTATCCTATCCTGATGGACACATCGAGAGTAAAAATTGAAGTGATGCAACAGACAACTGAGACAATTGATCAGATTGTAACAGCATCAACAAAAGAACAGGCTGAGAGTCTAAAGAGAAAATATGCTGACTTTAAAAAGAAGAAATAATAGGAAATAAATGTTTACCGAGCAACAATTTAAGGATGAGTCTTTAAAATATTTCAATGATGATGAGTTAGCTGCTAATGTATTTGATAAGTACGCCCTTAAAAACAAGAAGGGAGTAATTTTAGAGTCTACTCCCGATGCAATGCATCACCGCTTAGCGAAAGAGTTTGCGAGAATAGAAGAACAATTTGGAGGAGATAGAAAGCTATCCGAAGAGGAGATTTATTCTTATTTCAAGAATTTCTCAAAGATTGTCCCTCAAGGTTCACCAATGTATGGCATTGGCAACAATAATGTTAATGTCTCCCTATCAAATTGCGTGGTTGTAGCATCCCCCCAAGATAGTATTTCCTCCATCATGGAGTCAGGCAAAGAATTGGCTAATTTATTTGCTCGCCGTTGTGGGGTGGGTATTGATATCTCAACTCTTCGTCCTGAGAAAGCAAGAGTAAGCAATTCAGCCGGAACATCGACGGGAGCTTGGAGTTTTGCAGATTTCTATTCATTTGTTTGTCGTATGATTGGTCAGAACAATAGGCGTGGAGCGTTGATGATTTCAATGGATGTCGCACACCCAGATATTGAGAAATTTGTGACAATGAAAAATGATTTGTCAAAAGTAACTGGAGCGAATGTTTCAGTCAAAATTAGTGACGAATTCATGAAAGCCGTCGAGGCAGATAAAGATTTTGAGTTAAGGTTTCCTATTGATTCCAAAAAGCCAAAATATACCAAGACAATCAAGGCAAAAGATTTGTGGCAATCAATTGTTAAGTCGGCTACAGAAAATGCTGAGCCGGGATTGCTGATGTGGGATAATATTCTCAAGAATTTACCCGCTCAGTGTTATGAACAGTATAAGACTGTGACAACTAACCCTTGTGGTGAAATTGCCTTGTCTCCATATGATTCGTGTCGTTTGATTTCACTAAACCTCAAAGGCTTTATTAAAAGTCCCTTTGTAGAACCAGTTTTTGATTTCAAGGCTTTCAAAAAGACAGTTTCAGTGGCAATGCGTTTATCAGATGATTTGGTTGAGCTTGAAATTGAGAAGCTTAGGGGCATTATCGATATCGTAGATACTGAATCTGAAAAGGTTTTGTGGACTAAGATGCTTAAGGCTTGCGAGGGTGGTAGACGGACGGGCTTGGGTACGCACGGATTGGCTGATGCTTTGGCGTGCTTGAATTTAGCTTATGATTCCGAAGAAGCTCTCAAGGTTATTGATTCAATTTATAAAATCCTTAGAAATGAAGCTTATGCCGAGAGCGTTGAGTTGGCTAAGGAACGTGGAGCTTTTCCTGTTTTTTCCTGGGCTGTGGAACAAAACAATTCTTATATTAAAAGATTGCCAAATTTTTTGCGGGACAAAATTTCCAAATTTGGGAGACGTAATATTTCACTATTGACAAATGCTCCTACTGGTTCGGTTTCTATCTTGTCTCAGACAAGCTCTGGTATTGAGCCGGTATTTAGAAATTGGTATCTTCGTAGAAGAAAGCTCAATCATGATCAGATTAACGAAGAGGCTGATTTTGTAGACGATCTCGGAGATAGATGGAAAGAATATAAAGTGTTTCACCACAACATTCAGCAATGGAGGAAAAAATTCAAAGTGAATGGTTCAACTGAATTGCCTAAATTCTTTATTTCTTCAGATACAATTGAGTGGAATAGAAGAATTGAAATACAGGCGACCATTCAAAAGTATATTGATCATTCGATTAGTTCAACAATTAATCTTCCTGCAGGCACGTCTCCAGATGTTGTAGGAGAGTTATATTTTAAGGGATGGAAGAAAGGACTTAAGGGAATCACTGTTTACGTAGATGGTTCTCGTACCGGAGTTTTGGTGACAGAGAAAAAGGAAGATGGTTTTCCACAACGATGTTCCCCAAAACGACCAAAAGAGTTAGAGTGCGAAATTCACCATACCACGATTCAAGGAGAGCCTTGGACGATATTGGTTGGATTGTATGGTGATAAACCTTATGAGGTTATGGGCGGTAAGTCGGATTTGATTGAGATTCCGAAAAAGTATGGAAAAGGAATTCTTGTGAAGAATTCAAGGAAAACTACAAATTCTAAATACGATTTAAGATTTGGAGACGATGAAAGCGAAGTTGTTGTTAAGGATATTGTACGAGTGTTTGATAATGCAAATCATTCAGCTTTTACAAGAATGCTTTCATTGGCATTGAGACACGGAGCGAAAACTAAATTCTTGGTCGAGCAATTGATGAAGGACAGAGACAGTGAAATGTTTAGTTTTTCAAAATGTATTGCCAGAGTACTGAAAAAGTATATTCAAGATGGCGAACAGGTTGATGGTATCTCTTGTGAGAGTTGTGGAGCAGATTTGATTTATGTTGAGGGCTGCGTGACTTGCAAGTCGTGTGGATTTAGTAAGTGCGGATAGTTTGCTTAACAAAATAATTCAGGGTGGTTGTTTACGATTGTTGCCCATTGTTGACGATGGTTCGGTTGATATGATTTTATGTGATTTGTCATATGGCACAACACAATGTAAGTGGGATTCTGTAATTTGTTTAGAGGCGTCATGGAACACAATGATGCAGACTTGGCAGAAATCCAAAAGATGTACAAGCTGCTTGAAAAGAAATACCCGAGGGTATAAAGGAATTAAAAATGGATGAAAATGAGATTTATGAAACGTTTAGAAATGGAAAATGGTCTAAAAAAGAACTTAAAGAATTACGCGAAGGTGATATTATTGTACAGGGAGATGCAAAATTGCTTTTTCAAGTTACAACAGTTCACAAGCAACCTCACGGAGATCCCCCTGAACTTTCTTTGGCAATGTTGAGAAAACAGCCTTCAATTTGGCAATGGAACGATGAATGATATATAGTTTAGAGCCTGTTAATAGGTATCTCACTCTTGATCCGATTGAGAAAGAAGAAGAAGAAAAAGAGGAATCTTTGGTTCTTTTTCCTGAATCACATGTGACAGTTGCAAGCTTTCATGAACTTTATAAAGTTAAATCAGTTGCAAAGGATTGCAGCGTTTCTGTCTTTAAAGGAGACGTTGTGGTGGTTAACAATCAGATGATTGAGAATGTTACATTTAAGGAACAAACCCAACATTTGATTCTTGAGAATTATGTTTTGGCAGTTGTGAGAATGGATTAAATGTTACCTAGTCGGAATTTTGAAGATATCAATAAACTAAAGAAGAGAGTTGTTGTTTTGGAAGAAGGCGTTAAGAATGGTTTAATGCCCATTGTTGTTGTGTATATCGATGTAAGCGGAATTCCCCCGCATGATGTTGTCTCTCATCTAGAGAGAACTCAAAACAAAATAGAAAACAAGGACAAGGCACAAAATGTATTACATTATTTCGTTCCTGTTCGTTCTCAATCGAAAATTGAAGTATTTCATCCTGCCAAAACTGAATTGCTTTCATGGGAAGTTCTAGAAAATATTGAAAAGTATATTGCCGAGGAGGTGGTAAATAAATCTAATTGTCCCGATGTTTATAGAAAGTTGATTAAGGCGACATTGCAAAAAGCTGCCATGACTCTTAATAAGGTCAGACCAACTGCTGAATTTGTTGATAAAGCTTTGAATTTATTGGAAGAAATGGAAATTAAAAAGGCGGTTAAAGATGATTGAATTAGGCACTATTATTATTGAAAATGGAATTGCAATGGTTAGAACAAACTATTTTCATGGCTTAGACGTGAAAAAGGAAGAATATCATGTTTCGGTATCTGAAATTTTTAAGTCAGATGAAGGTAACAATCAAGTTAAAGAAATTGTGTGGAGTGTGGAGGATGCAAATGGTTGGCTTGATAGTATATCTGTTAAATGCGGTTGTACGATCATTGAGCCAAATGGAATCTATTTGGTTCTGACAGAACCAAATGGAGAAAGCAATGATAGCTGATGTAGTTTTAGGTCTTCAACATGGAGACGAATCCAAGGGTAAAGTATCTTACAATCTGGCGAAGAACCCAGAGTACACTCATGTTGTAAGATTCAACGGCGGAGCAAACGCTGGACATACAATTTATCATGAGGGCGAAAAATGCATTACTCACCTCCTTCCAGCGGGTGTTTTTTTCAATAAAACATCAATTATTGGACCCGGTTGCGTTATCAATGTAAAAACTCTCTTTGAAGAGATCGAAGAGTTGGAGAGCAAGGGCATTAAAGCTTTTGACAATCTAAGAATTGCTCATAACGCTCATATTGTTACAGACAAGCATCTTAATGAAGATTCAAAAGATGTTAAAATCGGAACAACCAAGAGAGGTATTGGTCAGTGCTATACTGATAAGTTTGCACGCAGGGGTATCCGAGCAGAAGACGTGGACGAGCCTCTTTTGCGTTCTCGTCTTGTTGATTCAATTGATGAGCTACATGGTGATGGAGTTGTGGCTTTATTTGAAGGGGCTCAGGGATTTTGCTTAGATATTGATCATGGTGACTATCCATTTGTTACAAGCTCAAATACTGGCATTGGTGCAGTTTTGAATTCAGGTATTCCCGCTCAAGCGATTCGCCGGGTTTATGGCGTAGCGAAGATTTATGAAACATATGTTGGTGCGAAGTCATTTGAACCTCACGATCAGGTATTTTGGCATACAATTAGAAGGCTAGGTGAAGAGTTTGGAGCAACCACAGGGCGCCCAAGACAATGTAATTGGATGAACTGGGAAAGACTACAACGTGCTATTAAAGTTAATGGAGTCACCGATCTCATTATCAACAAGATTGATGTTTTGGAAGAGTACGGTGGTTTTGTTATTTTAGTTGGAGACGAAGAGAAAAGATTCCAATCCATGGACGAAATGCAGACTTTTATCAAAAGTGGTACTAACCCAACAGTGGACATCACTTTCAGTTCGAATAAAGAAATTATTTAACATTTGATACGTTTACGTGATTAAACTTAATCATTCATATTCATACGATAATTTGGTTGTAGGAAGTGGCTTAAATGCATTGATGTTTGCTTATTTGAACAAATATCCAATAATTATTAATGCCGACAAACCTCCATTACCATTTGAATTTTTTGATTCAAATTTTGATCTTGGACAGTTTGGATTTGAACCGAGAAGCTATGAACTAAACACTGGGAATGGTATTGTGGAGGTTGGTCTGCCGAGATTTGAGGTATGGCAAAAGTTGTTTTTTGTTTTATCTCTTTCGGGATTGTGTCCTCTTTCTCTTAAGTCGGCTTCATTTAGAATTCAAGATGATAATGAATTTAAAGTTGTAACTCGGAGATCTAGAGTTATTAAGGGCAAATTTGGTAAATTGTTTGTATTTGATAACGAGAATGTTCGGGGTTTGCCCTTCTCTTTGTCTGACAGAATCAAAAAATATAAGGTTGTTGATTGGTTTAATGTTCGGAGAGGCAATAAACATAATATTGATTACACATTCACTAATGATGATTTCGTAAAAGAGATTTATTTTTATAAGGCACAAATAAGAAATGCTAAAGATATTGCGGCAATTTCTTTTATGGTTGGACAACAACTTAGAGACGTTCAGTATACTGACACGTTTGTTAAATTCAAAGTACTTAAAATAATGAAAGAGCTTGGAATCCGAGGCACTAGAAATGGAAAAGATGTACATGATCCAAGTAAATACTCTTATTATTTACCAGCAATTGAATATGAGAGAAGGGATGTGATTCCATTTTATGATTTCTCTTCAAAACAAGAAGGCGATATTACATTCATTGCGTTGAGCGAAGAAGAGATTGCTGAAGATTATAAGCTACAATTTCCCATAGATGATTATCTGTACAAGACAACTCAGACCTTGGGAGGAGAGATTTATTTAAATGCCCGGTAATGGTGCGTTTCATTTAGCTGGCATTGTTCCTGTTGCTGGTCAAAAATTAGACTTCAATATGCCATGGCACGATGCGTTGATGCCCGTAGGACAAGACTATCTGGCAGTTGAACGTTCCGTGGTTGAGTGTGCATATGCTGGTTGTGAAACTATTTGGATTGTTTGTAATGACGATATTGAACCACTGATAAAACATCGGCTTGGTGATTTTGCTCAAGATCCTATTTGCATGAGTAGACTTAATTTTGAACAGAGAGACAGAAAGATTCCTATTTTTTATGTTCCCATCAATCCGAGAGACAGGGGAAGGCGAGATTCATTAGGGTGGAGTGTGATTCATGGCGCTATGACAGCTAAATCAGTTAGCTCTAATATTAGCAGATGGACAGCGCCAAATAGATATTATGTTTCATTTCCTTATGGCGTTTATCCAGTAGAATTTTTAGGTTCAATGAGAAAATATATATCTTCAAATAGAGGATTTGCTCTTGCTTATAATGGACAAACTATTAAAGATGGTTTATACTTAGGGTTCACGTTTACTGCTGAAGAGTTGCGAGACATAAAGAATTATATAATAAAAGAAGGCACCGGCATTAAAGAAAAAGGTCATCCAAAAATACAAACCAAAAGGCTCCCCCTGGAAAAAAGATATTCAGCTAGGTTCTTTTCTCTTGACAAAATCTTTAAATCTGTTAATATAGAGATTACATATGAAGAAACAAAAGATAGTTGGATTTTGAACGAATTGTTGTTTTATTATGGTATTGATAGCTGGGAAAATTATGGCAAATATTTGGGAAGCGGTGACGCTTTAGAGATTATAAGACCAGAACTTGATATCATTCGTTGTTATAGAGAATTTAATCTCGTGGGGGTAGATAATGTGCAAGAGTAAAATTCCATTTGTAGGTTTACACGCTCACTCTACTGCTGGTTCACCTTTTGACGGACTTGGTTACCCGAATAAACATATGGATTTCGCTTTTGAGAATGGTTCTGATGCCTTGGCTTTGACAGATCATGGCAATATGAATGGTTTGCCTTATCAGGTTTTGCACGCAAAGAAAATGCTTGAAGATGGCAAAGACTTTAAACCAATTTATGGAATCGAAGCCTATTTTATTTCCTCAATTGAGGAATGGCGAAAGGAACGCGCCCAGTTTGAGATCGAGAAAGCTAAAAAGAAAGGTCGAAAGAAAAAGGACGAAGGTGACGAGTCTGGTATTTCTATTGAGGATGAGGGTTTATCGAGGAAGAGCAACAAAAAGCTGAATCGAAGAAATCACATCATTCTTCTTGCGCAGAATCAAATTGGGCTGAGTAATCTATTTCAGCTTGTAACCAAGTCGTATGATCCAAAGAATTTTTATAGTTATCCTCGCATGGATTATTCTATGCTAAGAGAACACAGCGAGGGAATTATCGCTTCTTCAGCCTGTCTTGGTGGCATCTACGCCAAAGATTATTGGGAAAACAAAGATCAAGGTTCGGAGGCAGTTTTGGAAACAATGCGAGAGACAACTCGCAAGATGCAAGACACCTTTGGCGACAGATGGTACGCAGAAGTTCAATGGAATAGTATCCCAGAACAACATGAATTAAATCAATATATAATTCAAATTGCAAGAGAGATGGAGACGCAATTAATTTCCACTGCTGACAGTCATTACCCATCTCCCGAATCGTGGAAGGACCGCGAACTCTATAAAAGATTAGGCTGGATTGGAAGGAAAAGACCAGACTGGCTTTCTGACGACATTCCCGTTTCTGTTGATGAAACAGGCTATGAGCTATACCCTAAAAATGGGGAGCAAATGTGGGAAGCTTACAAGAAGTATTCAGGCAATCTTGGTATTGAATATAACGATGATGAAATCCGCGAAAGCATGGAAAGAACACACGACATTGCTCACAAGAGAATTGAAAAGTTCATTCCCGATAACACGGTAAGGCTTCCTGATTTTGTTGTCCCCGCAGGCAATACCCCGGAGCAGGCATTGGTTAGGCTTTGTGTGGACAATATGAAGAATATGGGTTTGACTGATACTGAATATATTGATCGATTAAAGGGTGAGATTTCTATTATTAAAGACAGAGGCTTTTCAAAATACTTTTTGATGATGAAAGCCATTGCAGACATGGCTTCAAGTGAACAGATTTCTGGAGCCGGTAGAGGTTCTGCGGCAGGTTCGCTTGTTGCATACGTGTTGGGAATCACACAGGTTGATCCAATTAAATACAATCTCCTCTTCTCAAGATTTTTGAGAGCAGACGCAAAAGACTATCCAGATATTGATTATGATATTGGAAACAACTGGAGAGTGAAAGAAAGATTGATTGAAAAGTGGGGTGAAGATAAAGTGGTTCCAATTTCTAATTGGAATACATTGCAGCTTCGAAGTTTAATTAAGGACGTTTCTAAATTCTACAACATCTCATTTCAAGAAGTAAATGCTGTCACGAACAGAATGATGCAAGAGGCGACTCCTAAAGCTAAAGCAGCGAAAGGAATCAAGGCTGGAGTGTATCAGCCAACATACGAAGAGGTGATGTTATATAGTGATTCACTTAAAGCTTTCTTGACCAAGCATCCTGATATTGGCACTCACATTGAATCCATTCATGGCTCAGTTAAGTCGTGCGGTCGCCATGCTGGCGGCGTTGTGATTGCTGAAGATATGTCTAAATACATGCCCATTATCAAGAGCAAGGACGTTAGACAAACTCCGTGGACGGAAGGTTTACGAGTCAAGCACTTAGAGCCTATGGGTTTTATTAAGTTTGATATTTTGGCTCTCGACACTTTACAGATGTTAGAGAATGCAATCCATCATATTCTCGTTCGACATGAGGGAGTTGAAGATCCAACCTTTGAGGATATTAAGGATTATTACAATGAGAAGCTCCACCCAGATCGAATTGATTTGAATGATCAGAGTGTATACAAAAACATTTATCATGCTGGTAAGTGGGCGAGTGTGTTTCAGTTTACAGAAGCCGGAACACAGAATTTCTGTAAAAGAGCTAAACCTCAAAACATTACTGACTTGGCGGCAATTACTGCCATTTATCGTCCTGCCACTTTAGGTGCCGGCGCGGACAAGATGTATTTAGAAGCCAAAGAAGATCCAAGTTCCATTGAGTATGTTCATCCTTTGGTAAAGGATGTAACCAAGGAAACATATGGGCTGCTTATATTCCAAGAGCAGATTGCATTGCTCGCTCACAAGTTGGGCAAGAATATTTCTCTGGACGAGGGCAATGTATTAAGAAAGCTTCTGGTAACTGAGCATTCCCAGGCTCGTCAGCAGGATGCCAGCAAGAGTGTTAAAAAGCTCAATAAAATCAAGAAGAAGTTCTTTGATGGTTGTCAAGAGAAGAAGTTGACCGAGCGACAGACACAGGATTTGTGGGACAAGTTTGTATTATTTTCGGGATATGGTTTTAATAAATCCCATGCAATTGCGTATAGCTTAATCTCCTATCAGTGCGCTTGGCTGCTAAATTATTATCAAGATGAATGGATGGCTGCACACTTAGATAATGCTTCCGATACCAAAAAGGAAAAAGCAATTACAATAGTTAAGGGATTTGGTTATGAAATTAAGAGCCTTGACATAAATTCCTCAGGAGTTGTTTGGGAGCTTTCTGATGATGGCAAAACCCTAATTCAACCTCTCAATACAATTAAAGGTTTGGGCGAAGCTGCAATTGCACAAATTATGCAAAATAGACCATTTAAAAATATTGAAGATTTTCTTTTTAACGAGAGTATTGTTTATAGTAAACTCAACAAGAAGGCTTTGGATGTTTTATGCCGCAGCGACGCCTTGGACATTCTGATGGATAAACGGTTCTCTGGTGCAAAACACTTTTGGAGTTGTGTGGCTGTGGATCGAGCGAGAAAGGAAGTAAAGTTTTTGGAGAATATTGAATTGTATAAACCCGAAGGCGAGTTTACTAACCAAGAGAAGCTTGAAAACATTGTTAGTTTGACTGGCAAATTTCCTTTAGAAATGGTGATGGATGATTCTGTTGTTAAGAAATTAGATGAATATTGCATTCCGCCAATTGGTGAATGGGATAATAATTTAGGAGTTGCTTGGTTTATTCCGAGAGAGGTAGTTCTCAAGAAAACAAAGAACAATAAGGCGTACTACATCATGAAGGTGATTGATTCCTCCAGCACAATTACTAGAATCAAATGTTGGGGAGTCCGTCCAGAAAAGGATAAGATTTTTATAAATCATCCATACATGGGGAAGTTGGACTACGATGAGCAGTGGGGATTCAGCGTCAGGCAACTTTGGAAGAATTTGAAGTTGTTGGGATGATATGAAAGAAGCAAGTACAAAAGTTGGAGATCTTGTGAGGTTTTGGGGGGGCGCCCCAGATAGTAGTATAAACAGAATGAGCATTACTGGCTATTCTTCTGACGAACCATATGAAATTTATAGAGTTTTGGTTAGAGAACAGGAATTGCTTTTTCACTGTCAAGAAATGGAGAAAATACAATGATTATTGAATACGTAAGAACGCACTTAGACGCAATTCCTCCACAAAGGGCAAATCCATCTGATGCGGGACTGGATGTGTTCTTTTGCCCTGAAAATAGATTGAGTGTTGATCTCCGTCCCGGCAATAGCGTTATGCTGGAAACTGGTTTGCGTTTTGGAATTCCTCACGGTTTTATGCTGGAGGTTAAAAACAGATCAAGCGTTGCTGGTAAGCGAAGTTTATTAGTTGGTGCTCATGTAATTGATTCGGGATATAGTGGGGAGGTTTTTATCAATCTTCATAATGTCGGAAATGATATACAAATAATTGAGCCTGGACAAAAGATTGCACAATTGGTAATGATTCCAGTTGTTTCATTTAGAGCGGTTGAAGGTAGTGAAGATTTATATGAGTGGTATCCAATTACGATCAGTGAACGCGGCGAGGGTTCTTTGGGTTCAACTGGTGAATAAATCAACTCAGAAAACAATGTTCAGTTCCAAATCAGATAGTTGGAGTACTTCTTTGGAGTTTTATGATAAACTAAACTCACAGTTTGGTTTCACGCTTGATCCTTGTGCTTCTGACAAGAATCATAAGTGTGATGAATATTTTACCGAGGAAGATGATGGACTTTCTAAATCTTGGGCAAAGCATATTGTGTTTATGAATCCACCGTATTCTAAGATTAAGAATTGGATTAAGAAAGCTTACAACGAGAGAGGAAATGCAATTATAGTATGTCTGCTGCCCGCAAGAACAGATACTAGATATTTTCACGAATACTGTACCCACGCTAGAGAGATTCGATTTGTGAAAGGAAGATTGAAATTTGGAAACTCCAAGAACTCTGCTCCTTTTCCATCGATGGTTGTGATATTTGATGGAGAAAATATGGCTCCCATGATGAGCTTTATGGAGAGAAAGTAATGGATAAGATGTTGAGCTATGATGATGTTTTGTTGGTTCCTAAATATAGTAGCATTGAAAGCAGAAAGGAAATCGATATTGGCAACAGATTAGACGAATTTATCAGGTTGGACATTCCAATTATTTCTAGTCCAATGGACACCGTTTCAGAGGAGAAGATGGCAATCGCTATGGCTAAAGCCGGTGGCATGGCAATTATTCATAGATATTGTGATCTGCATCGCCAAGTTAAAATGGCGAAGGACGCCGTTGAGGGTTTGGATCCCCCCGGCGCGGTTGCTGCTGCAGTCGGCGTGAAGGGTGATTTTGTCGAAAGAGCAAAAGAACTAATTGATATTGGTGTAGAAGTTATTTGTATTGATGTGGCTCATGGACATCATGTTTTGATGGAAAGAACAATTAAGAAATTAAAGGATGAAATTTCTAATTGCTTTCATTTAATGGCAGGAAATGTTGCAGGCGGAGACGGTTATACCGATTTATCTGATTGGGGAGCCGACAGCATTAGGTGCAATGTTGGCGGAGGTTCTATTTGCACAACAAGAGTTCAAACTGGTCATGGAGTCCCAGGGTTTCAAACCATTCTCGACTGTGCTGAAGTGAGAACTAATGCGAAAATCATCGCAGACGGAGGCATGAGAAATTCTGGAGATATTGTAAAGGCTTTGGCTGCAGGAGCAGATTTTGTCATTGCAGGTTCGCTCTTTGCTGGAACTAACGAAGCCCCAGGATTAACTATGGTAGCGGAAGACGGAGTAAAATATAAAGAATATAGAGGAATGGCTTCTAAAAAGGCTCAAGCGAGTTGGAAGGGAAGTGCTGCTTACGCTGAAGGGATTTCTACGGTAGTGCCCTATAAGGGAGCGGTGAGTTATATCATGAATGAACTTAAAGAGGGTATTGTGTCCGGTTTTTCGTATTCTGGTGCAAGAAATATTAGACAGTTTTGGTCCCTTGCTGAATTTATAATTCAAACTTCCGCAGGACAACAAGAAAGTAATCCACATATTTTAACGAGGTATTAATGATTAAAGAAACTAAGAAGCGTTTCTTATTTGTTGACACAGAGGAACGTCATGCGAGATTGAAAATTAGATTGGAATATGATGGCATGACAAGATCAGAGTTTTTTAGATTATTTGTGACTGGCTATCTAGAACATGATGAAAATATTCTTATATTTATAGAGAATTATGTAGCACAAAAAGCTCTTCTCAATAAGATGAAACGACATAAATCTAAGAAATTGATGGAGAAAAGATTAGAGACAATTGATCAGTTCGGACTGAACGATAAAGATATTGAAAATATATTTGACGTTATGGAAAAGGAGCATCCAGATTTATGAGAGAATGTAGCAAAAAATGTTTAGAATTAGATGTAACATGTCCGGTTCAGGACTGTAGATCGTGGATTGATTACGAAGAAGATAATAATTGTGTTCTTATTGCGGTTGATCGACATGGTGAAATGTCTTTGAGAGAAGTTGGAAATCGATTGGGACTAAGTTTTGTTCGCATTAAACAGATTGAAGATAAATTAAAAGATAAATTGAGTAAACGTTTTGCTTTTTCTTTTAAGTAAAGTTTAAGTAAAGAAGAAATGGGTTTTACTAATATGAAACACTATTTATTGATGAAACTCGTCAAGGAGACAAATCAATGAGCGATAAAAAGCAGCTTTTAGAAGAGCAAAATATTAGACGCTTTATGCATCTAGCTGGTCAAGGTGATCAACTAACTGAAAGCTTTTTCGATAGACAACAGTTGGATGAAATGCCGGTGCCTGACGAAGAAGGTGAAGTGCTTCCTGAGCCCGAAGGCGAGTTGGAGCCGGAATTGGATGCTGGTCCGGTTGCAGATGAAGAAGTAGTAAAAGACTTAGTTGACGCTATTGCCGATGCCATTACTGCAGAAACCGGAATTGATGTTTCGGTAACGGGTGAGGAGGGGGGCGACGAGCTTCCCATGGAAGAGCCCCCATTGGGCGAACCAGAAGGAGAACTTCCTCTTGACTTAGGTGATGAAGAGGTTCCAATGCAAGAATCAGCTAGTGATGAAATCGATGAAGATTTAAACGCTGCTGATGTTGAAGTTAACGAAGCTGGAAAAGATGAATCTGATGAAGATGCCTTAGTGGCAGAAATCGCTCGCCGAGTTGCTCGTAGGCTTTTGCGTGAGAGTGCAAAGAAATAATTTAAACTGTCAGTTTAATCCCTTCACAATAAAAACACACGAACACAGCATTGTGTTCGTGTGTTTACAAATCAATAATAAAATATATTAAGTGAGAGCACAAAATATGATATTCTGTTGCATGAGTCGTAAAACGAGGAAATGCAATGTTTGAATTATTTGAATCAAGTGTAGCCAATGCAGCTTTGTGGTTTGTGATTGGAGTTTTTTGCTATAGGCTCATTAGAACACTAACTAACTATGTTCATGGAGTGAGCTTTATTAGACAAATCAATGAGTTAGCAATTCGATTGTTGACTTCTGTTGAAAAAGATTTAGTTTTCATTCAAACAATTAAATATAGACAAATGTTGGAAGCCGGTCTTTCAGAGAAAAACATTAGACTTGTGAGGGAATTGGACGAGAATTTCATCAAAAATTGGCAAGTTTCGTGTATTAATAGTTTTTTTTCAATTTATCCTCCAAAAATGTGGTCAACCATTCCTTTTAAAACTTGGGAAGAGGCTTTGAGGTTAGTAGAAGATACTTATCTTAGGGCACATGCAATTGCAGAAGAAGCTACCGAGGACTCCGATGAAAACGACAAATATAAAAATATTGATAAAAACCTTAATTAACGAGATTAAGGAAGATAAATCAATATTTCTTAAATTTCCTTTAAATGAAGTCAGCATTTTAAGGGAGAAATATCCATTTAAAGCAATATTTATTTTTGGTCCGATAGGATCGGGGAAGACCTTTATCAAAAATTATATGAACTTCCCCAAAGAGTTTAATGATACAAGTTCTGATGAAAGAGCAGAAGATATTTTCACTAGATTTGGAATCAGTTTAAAATTTGCGTATGATCTTGAATCAACTCCAGAGAGCAAGAGATTAGAAAAAATACAAATGGCAGCAAGAGCTATTGCTCAAAATGCAGCTTCAAGCCATATGGCAAATTTAATTTTAAAGGGTAGTCCCATTGTTATTGATACAACTGGCGAAAATGTGGAAAAACTAACTAATAGAATTGAGTCATTAGCTCATATTGGATATGATGTTGCAGTTGTACAGGTTAACGTTCCAACGGAATTTTCAATTCAGAGAGATCAAGAGCGAAAAAGAACAGTTGGAAAAACGATTACTAAACAAATTTCCACCCAGTTTCAAGAAGATGTTGTAGCGTCGGAAGGCTATTTTGAACAACTTCGTGCTTTGCCCAATGTTACTCTTCTTGGCGATGCTGTTTTTCCTAATATTTTTTGTCTTTCTGATAGGGTTTGTGATTCGGATAGTTATGGAAAATATTTGTCCGGTGTTACTGATGAAATGATTGGTCAAGAAGTTGAAGATGATTTGGGACAAATCGTAAAGCCGTTTGCAAACATAACTCCACAAATTGCTATGGCAATTTTACAAAATATTCAAAATGACACTGCACAGTTTTTGAGCAATGCAAATGCTGGACCTTTAAATCCCCGAGGAAGAAAAATATTTAAAGGAATGCGTGCTTTGGTTTCTCTTTCTAACGGAGTTATTGGACAAAATTTCACAGATATAATTCCTGCTCTTGGACATTCAAAATATGCAAACAATGATCATATTATTGCCGCAGCCCTCGCATTGTCAGATGTTGATGAATTAGATTTGAAAAATATAATACCAAAAACAAAAAGAACTGCCACTGATGACGTTGCTGGCTCCGGGGGACACAAAAAACCCCACGTTCCTACAATTAGAGGGTTGACAAACATAGAAGAAGTGATTAAATTAGTACTGAAGAAAAATGATTAAAGATGTTGTAGTAAGAGATTCTTACAACGGAAAGGCGATAAATTATATGCAAAAAGCAAAGAAAAGCAGTAAAGAAAAGGAGAGTAAAGTGAAAGCTGTTGTATGGAAGTTACCTTCAGAGAATAATGATGTTAGTTTTTGTCTTCAGGTTGATGGTGTCAATTTAAAGAACAAGAGTAGAATTTCTCGTTCATTAGATGGTTGGCGAATTAACAAGGGGGGATATAATTCTAAAAAGAAGTATGAAATTTATCTATGTTATCGAGAATTTTCGTCCCAAGCTGCATTTGTAAAGTGGGGAAAAACTTTTCCATATCCTCTTTATGAACAAAAACGTTCTGGTAGATTATACGAAATCAAAAAAAAGGTTAAAAAATGAATTATAGCAAAGAGCCGGAAGATGAAACCCCTGAGGGGGCTGAACAAACTCAATCGGAATCTAATGTTATGCTTTTTCCCTCCGAATCAGAGCGAGAAAGACTTAGAGTTATTGGTCTTTATGGTGAAGTTGAGGAAGCTAAGTGTTCTGAGCTAATTTATGCAATGTTGACGCTTAAAGACGAAGGCAAGGAAGTCGATGATGATGGTACTGTATCATATAAGTCATTTGAGTGCTATGTTTCTACTCACGGCGGGGCGGCTGCTGATATGTTTGCAGTTTATGATGTTATGCGCATGGTTAGGAAGGATTGTGAAATTCATACTGTTGGTATTGGCAAGGTGATGTCGGCTGGTGTTTTAATTTTAGCGGCAGGGACTAAGGGTAAGAGAAAGATTGGTGCAAATTGTCGTGTAATGCTTCATAGTGTTTCTTCGCACCATCAAGGTTCGTTGCATGAACTCAGAAGCGAACTTGAAGAAGTGAATTGGACTCAGGAACAGAATATTAAATCTCTCGTTAAAGAAACCAATATGACTGAAGAGTTTATTCGTGAGCTAATGGAACGAGATACAAATGTTTATTTAACAGCCGACCAAGCTGTTGAGTATGGAATTGCTGATGAAATTGTCTAAAGTTCATATTTCGAACTAATTAAGATAGCGAATGTCTTACTGGAAGAATAGATGGAATAAAAGAAGTGCCCTTAAACTTGGTTGGAAGCCTGAGTGGTTTGGAACACTTAATTTTGATAATAATTTACTTGAAGCAATTGAATCATTTCAGCGGCGTTTTAATGTAAAAGTTGACGGATTATGCGGGAAGGAGACTTATCGGCTAATCATGACTGAAAGAGAAGCAAACAAAGATTTAGTTGAATCAGTAAGTTATATTATTTGTCATGGGGATAAGATTCCCATAGCGTGGGGGAAAGTCAGACAACATCCTCTTCCTACTTTTACTTTTAAGAAATCAAAAAAAGAACGCAAGCCATATCAAGCCATTTTACATTGGGATGCAGCTTTGTCTGCAAATTCAGCATACAAGATTTTGAGAAAGAGAAAGTATTCAACTCATTTTGTTATTGACAATGATGGAACAATTGTTCAAATGGTCGATACAAACGATATTGCATGGCACGCAGGCAAAGTAAACAAAATAAGCATTGGAATCGATTTCAGTAATGCATTTTATACAAAATATCAATCTTGGTATAGAAAGAGAGGTTTTGGAAATCGTCCTGTTTTAAATTCCCGAGTTCATGGTAGAAGATTAGGTGCTCACTTGGGATATTATGAAGTTCAAGTTAACGCTCTCAATGCTTTACTAATAGCTCTTCATGAACATTATGGAATAGAACTTAAGTGTCCTTTAAAGGATGGAAAACTACTTGAAACTGTTGACGAGTCTATAGGTGAAAGAAAGTTTAGGGGCGTTGCAAATCATTATAATGTGACCAAGAAAAAGATTGATTGTGCTGGGTTAAAGTTGGATGAGATTTTAGAGGATTTGCGGCATGAGCAAGAAACAAATAGTTAACGAGCAAGTCAGACACTTTTTCTCAAAGAGGGCTGACCAATTATTATTTGAGGATATCGTTAAGCTTGTTGGTGAGGGTTTGGCGAAAACAGCCAATCATGATATCGTCGCCGGACAATCTATTAGAAGGGGCAGAGTTCCTGTTAATATGGGAAATACTGCTGAAGGGATTTTTGTTATTGGGTTGATTGCCGCGATGCAAGGAGGCTCCCCGATTAGTAAAGATGATATTGTTTCCGTTATTCAATCTCTGTATTCTGAATATAGGAAAGGTTCCACGGAGGCTCAACAAATTTTACAGGTAATGATACCTAGTATTAATGATTTTAGTTCCCATTTTCCGCAGGGTATTAATGTCAATTTAAAGATCGCTCTCAACGCACCAGATATGGTTACTTTGTTTCTTCCTTTAGGTGAGTTGCCAGATACTTTAAATGAATTGCAATCTCAACATGAGTACATTATAACTCACTTACTGGATCTTAAATCAGACAGTACAGATAGTTGGGCTATGTTGTCGGCTATTATCTTAAATACAGAGAACGATGACGTTGAACGTCAAAAGGCGCTAACCTTGCTTCAACAGAAACTTAATCCTGTAGTTAAAGAATTCTATCAAATAGCTAACAGTGTTGCTGCGTTTTGGAATCAATCTGGTGGTGGGAAAAGAGGCTATGAAGATATCGTAGCCGACACTGTAAACCAACTGAATTCAGATAATTTATCTAAGAAAATTACTGACTCACTTACTACATTGAGCGTGGTTGCAGATGGCATTAGTGCCAATTTAGCTACAACTGCAGATGCATTTGTTAAAATTGGTGATGATGATTCGGGAACGTTATTGTTTAGTTATTCCCTAAAGAAAGGCAGCGATCAAATTTTTCAAACTGGTAGACCCGGCTCGGGCAGGCAAACTAGCAAGAGCGGAGCCGTTGGCGGTGGTATTGAGTACATGTTTTTGAAGTTCGGTTTGCAACAAAACGCAATGCCTATTGATGCAGTTAAATTTTATAATTGCATTGATAATTCATATACCAAACCACAATCTAACCCCGGCGCTCCTTGTGGTTCGGCTCCATCTAGTGACGAAATGCACGATCCTAAAACAATTCAAGTTCATATTGATGTTTGGAATGACACTGCTTTGGCATTTGCCAACAGCATTAATGAAAAACTCAACGAAGAGAAATACAAGATTCAAATGTTGGGCGGTTTAGCGATCATGATTACCAAAACAAAAGAAGAGCTTGATATGGAATATGTAAATTTGGGAACAAGTGCAGAAACTACCATTAGGGCGTTTCCTGGGTTAATTGCAAAATATTCAAGGCATTTTGAGTTTGACTCTTCTAGAATAGAAACTGGAAGAATTTTAGAGGAGTATGGAAACTTCGTGGTAAATCAACCAACGGTTTACACTTCAATAGCAAATTCAATTCAGAGAGAAAGTATATGTCTCTTTACTCCCGGTGTGAAATGTCCTGAAGATAAGTTTGAGGTTAAGGTAAGTGAAATTAAAAAATCACTATCTAAAGGAAGTGAATACTTAGCTGATTTTTTTGACGCAAACAGTGCCGAAAGGCTTTTTGAGTTAAAACCAGAAATGAAAGTAGAATTTGATGCTATGGTTGAGAAAGCCACGCCCCGACGACGCACATTAACTAACAAAGCTCTTGAGAAAATTAGATCAAAGGCGTTTAAAATGGTAGTCAGTAGACACCTCAATCAACAAACTTCTTCTAATTTGGTTTATGGGGTTTTATCTGAGAACGATATATTGGATATGGTAATTAAGAAACTGAATTCAATGCTTCCTAAGCCTCAAAAAAAGGTATTCGCCATTAGACTTAAACATGAGTTTTCTCGTTCGTCACAGCGACATACTTGGAGAACACTACTTGAAAAGAAGCACGGTATGACTGATATTATGACTTTTGTTGAATATGCCAAGTATTTGAAGTATGATGCTGGCGAAGGCGTTTTGAAAGAGATTGAAGATATTCTAGATGCAAGCGTTCAAACCCTTGAACGTGAAGAAGAAAAACTAAAATTAAGAAAGGTTTAAACATCATCGATTATGGTGATAAAATTACTTAAACAAATAAGGAGATAGAATTGTCCAAGATTTATAATTCTAATGTTGAGTTGCAGCAACAAATCAAAAGAGGTATCGATACGCTGGCAGACAATGTAGCGTCCACTTTGGGTCCGAAAGGACGAAACGTTATTCTCAAGTTGAAAGATAAGAGCCCCATTATTACAAAAGACGGCGTAACCGTGGCAAAGTTTATTGAACTTGATGATCCCTTTGAAAACTTAGGAGCACAAATCGTCAAACAAGTATCGCTGCAGACAAATACTGATGCTGGCGATGGCACAACAACTGCAACAGTATTAGCAAGAGCAATGTTTGACAAGGCGGTTAGTGTTTCAATTTCAGATATCTCACCAGTTGAAATTAAAAAGGGAATGGATAAGGCAGTTGAAGCTATTGTTCGGAATATTATTTCCTTTTCACAACCAATCAGATCGAAAGAAGATATTGCACACATTGCAACTATTTCTGCCAACGGAGATACAACTATTGGTGAGTTAATTGCGACTGCTGTAGATCAAATTGGCAAAGACGGTTCAATTACAGTTGAGGAAGCTAGATCGTCTGAGACTAGTCTCGATATTATTGAGGGATTCAGGTTTGATGCCGGATATGTGGCAAAACAATTTATCACTAACGAGAGAAAAAGTTCTGCCAGATATGATGAACCATTTATTTTGGTGACTGATTATAAATTAGATGCCGTCGAAGAAATCATTCCGGTTTTAGAAATTGTTGCAAGAGATGGAAGACCTTTGATTATCGTTGCAGATGAGATCGAAGGACAGGCGTTGGCTGCGTTTATTATGAATGCAATTCGTGGCACAATGAAGATTGTCGCAGTCAAAGCGCCAAAGTATGGCGAGGAAAGAAGAGAAATATTAAAAGATCTTGCACTTTCAGTTGGAGCCACATTTGTAACTAGAAACTCTGGGTTAGCAATTAGAAACGTGGAGCTTAAGCACTTGGGTACTGCAAAAACGGTTGAGGTTTTGAAGAACAGTACAACAATTATTGGAGGAAAGGCAAACTACGAAAAGATTGATGAGAGGATAGAAGGACTTAAATCGGAACTTGTTCAAACAGAGAATTTAAGCGAGTGTGAAAGAATTCAGGAAAGAATCACAAGATTGGCTAGCGGAGTGGCAATTATTAAAGTTGGTGCTCCAACAGAGATCGAAATGATTGAAAAGAAACATAGAGTAGAAGATGCATTAGAGGCTGTCCGTTCTGCTCAAGTAGAGGGGATTGTTCCAGGTGGAGGTTCTGCTCTTATTAAAGCTTCAAGAAATTTGGAGCTTGAATTAGATAATAGAGAACAACAAATTGGGGTTGATATTGTTTGCACTGCAGCCCATGCGCCTTTTAGACAGATTATGCTCAACGCCGGGAAATCCCCAGAGCTTTTATTAGAAACCCTAAAAGAGAGCGAAGAGAATATTGGTTTCGATGTCGTTAAAAACGAAATGGTTGATATGTTTGAAGGTGGAGTGGTAGATCCAACCAAAGTTGTGCGGTGTGCATTACAAAATGCAGCGTCAGTGATTTCTACATTAATCACAACAAATTATGCCATTGTACAGATTTAATACTAGTTATGGGTGACATGCCAACAGAAAGTAGTATCGAATTTATTGAACTTGATGTTAAAATACAAAGAACCTTAGATGGAATTGAGTCCTTGAAAGATAAGCAGGACGTAATGGCTGTAGATGTTAAGCAAATCAAGGAAGCCGTCTATAATCCTGATGAGGGAATCTATGCTCGCTTGCGTGTATTAGAGAACTGGAAAGCGACTTACACTAAGGTTGTTTGGATTATCATCCCTGGGCTTTTGGGTATACTTTTTCTCGTACTCAAACAACAAATTATTTAAATTTTTAATATTATGAGTATGAAATTATTGTTTGAAAATTGGCGTGAATTTACCTTCCTCACTGAAGGTGGCGAAGCTTTTAAAGACAAAGATGGTAGAAGCGAGACAACCTTTATACAAAGAGCGGCAGTTCAGTCCACACTTGATGATTTTCTTGAAAGATATTTAAAACCGGCGGGCGTTATGGAATATCAACCAATTGGTTCGACCGGCAAGAAATCACAATCAGGAGATTTGGATATTGTTATTAGTTCGGGAGACTCTGACGTAATAGAGTTTAAGAACGATCTCACATCTAAACTTAAAAAAACAATAGGAGATAACAACGTCAAGTTGTTGGGACAGAATATTGCAGTAAAATATCCCATTGTAGGAAGCAATGAATTTGTTCAGATCGATTTAATGGCGTCTCCTAACATTACTCATACATCGTGGTTGATGACTGGACGCCGTGTGAGTGAAGTAAAGGGAGCATTTAGAAACTTTCTATTGAATTATGTTGCCAGTTTACAAAGAACTCCTCGTTCCCGCAATGTAATTTCTTATCCTGGCGGGTTGCAGAAAAAGGAACTCCCCCTTCAATTTGATCCAGACGATCCTAAAAGTAAAACAAAATGGCAAAATATCGGTAGCAAGATTTCAGAACCAGTTGAGATTTTGAAAGCCATAGGATTAGATGCCAATCCAGAGGATATAAATACTTTTGAAGATTTAGTTCAATATCTTTTATCAGTTCCAGCAATCGCTCCACGTTTGAGTGGGTTTGTTGATTATATAAAAGATATTTCATACAACGAAGAAGAGAAGAACAAGGCAATTAAACATCTTCTTGCTGCCATACAATAAAACCCTTGACATTTGTTTAAATCGTTGTTATATTATATGTAATGAGTAACAACCACCTTAAGCGCAATCTCATCAATCGCCAGCATCGTAGTCGTAAAAAGCATTGGGCGCCCGGTTTTGATGCAACATCCAATCTGTTGAATAAAATCAATAGGATTTTGGATATCGATGGTGTGGAATATTTGTTTGATGACGAGAAGAAACTTGTAGCTCTCCGTGAAAAGTTTCACCTTCAAAAAGGATTGTCTAAACAAGAGGTAGGACAGTTAAATTCAATTTCAAACAGATATACCCCGTCAGCTATTAACCGCCGCCAAAAGTGGATTGATTCTTATGGTGTACGTAAGCAAGAGATAGCAAGAATTTGTGCTGAATATTACATCCGTATGTGGAGACGAACAAAAGATGGTCGCCTTCGGCGACGGCGAGGGACCACGACTGATTTCATGAAATATAGCTACTATTCTAGTTCTTTATACGAGTTGGCGTTTAGTGTTCGTCAAATTCCCAATAAGATTTTGTCCAAGAGACAATATAAAAAACTATGTGAAAGTCCACAGTCAAAAGAGTTGTTGGTTGAAGTGCGTTCTCTTTCAAAATATAAACCCGGCAGCATTGTTGAGTTCCGTAAAGGTTTTGTCGCTATGGTTGATTTAGGTGAATACGTATCAGCCAACAAAATGGCAACGGTGATTGTCGCAAATTCTTCAGGAATCACATCATCGAAACCTCAGGGATCAAAGAAATATAAAGTTTTACCATTTGGTCATACTAAAATGATTGAGGTTGAGGAAAAAAACATTAAGCAGTATAAGAAATGAGTGAGGAAAAGATTCAAATCGGAGACATGGTTACACTTTCTTGGTGGCTTCCTGAGCTTAGTCCTATGGGTGTAGTTTTTGAAGAGGCAGCGCCGAACCATTGGGAATCTCCTCTTGAAATAAAGGTGAGCGTTCGTTGGTTTAAAGGTTTGGATCGTGTAAATGCCACCACTGATGTTGCAATTAAATATTTAAAAATAGTTTCAAGAATAGCTTGACAAGATGAAGTTTAGTGCTTATATTATATGTAGGAGAAAATATGAAGGTAAAAATTCAGTATACAGTAGATGTTGATGACATTCCTGAAGAATTGATTGATTTAATTGGCGGTGCTGGAATTGCTTTGGAAGATGCGCGAATGAGTTTGAACTTAGCAAGTGATGATCTCCGTGAGCGAAATTTAATTGAGTCCATTGAAAAAGCTATGTTCAACGTTGAAAGTACAAGATGTTCATTGTCAAAAACAGATGTTAGACTTCAAGATTGCGAAGATATCCTTAAAGGATTTTTAACTATTTTGAAGCAAAAAGAAGCCACAGCGTTAGCAGACACTCTCGCCCAAGCAGCGGAAATAGAAGCTTTGCCAACATTAGAATCATTACCTGAGGAGTCTAATGATGCTGAATAATATAGGGGAATTGGTTTATATTCCATCCAATGTTTATTTAATGCAGATTGCTGAAAGCAATCGAGGTATGAGCCGAGCAACGTTGCTTGAGGAACCTATTAACGTAGTTTTACTTTCCAAGCCTTCTCCCGGCGATCCTTATTGTAGGATCATACACGATGGACAGACTTGGTTAGTTCGTGAAAGAGACATTTTTACAAGATAATAAGGAGAATAAAAATGGTTGTTAAGTTGACAGAGGTTGTAAACAATAGAGGGGTTGCAAAACATTCAATCGAGTCTGATGTTTCGTCGTATGGATTTCGTGAAGTGTTTATTAACCCTGAGCATGTAGTTCTTGTTAGAGAAGATTTACGATTCAAACAGCTTTTGACAGAAGGAAAACTTCCAGAAGAGTTGGATAAGAATCATCAGTTTTCAACAATTTCTATGTTGAGGGGACATAATGGAATCGATCTTACTGTGATTGGCGCTCCTGAAGTTATTGAAGGCAAGTTGCACGGTAAAGCTTTGTTAAAGGGTTAGAAATTGAAGAAAATTAAATGTTTATTTCGCACAATTGAAAAGTATACAATTTTGGCTAAGGAAGATGAAAAGCTTCGTGAGGGCAGATATCACGGTTCATTTTTCTGGAACGTGAAAGAGTTTGGTCAAGAGAGGTGGGTGATTGCTGCTCACATTATTGGACTTGATATCGATTCTCTTCTTGAGGAAGGTATGAGCGAGGAAGATATTGTAAATGGATGTGTTGCACACTTAAATATCAAACCCCCCCGTAAGAAGTACGCAAAGAAAGAACCAAAACGACCTTATGGAAATTTAGAACTCTACAGGTTTAACGTCAGTGATGGTTGGAGAGGCGATGGAAAGAAGTTTATTTCTACTCTCTTGGTGACTGACGATAGAAAGAACAAAAAGTTTTGGGGGGAAGGTCAAAAAGTCTCCCGATTCTTGAAAGTTAGAAGAAGTAAGTGATTAACATTATAAAGGAGAAAACAATGAATTCACTAAGAACATTACCATATCGAGATTTTTTTGAGAGCTTTAATGACAACGACGGTTGGCGTCCCTTTGCCAGTCTTACGCAGTACGAGCCTTGGATCACCACCCGCTTTCCTGAGTTTGCTCTGCAGCCCGCTTCGCAGTCTATTCCGCAGACTTCAGTAAACCATCGTAACGATGGAGGCTTGACAGTTATCATTGCAGCCCCAGGAGTTATGCGAAAGGATTTTTTGATTAGTCTTGCCGACACTGCTTTAATTGTCGAGCTTTTTGCTAACGAAGACAATCCAGGGGCGTTTATTGAGCCTTTTGTTCGTTCGTGGCAGGTTGATAAAGGTGTTGTTGCCGATGACGTGACGGCTTCTCATCGCAATGGTGTTTTAACTATTGAGGTTGAGCCTTCGTCAGCCACAGTTGCATCGGTTACGATTCCTATTAAGTAAACGAAACCGTAAGAGATTCAACAAAATAAGGGGCACTTCAAATTGAGGTGCCCTTTTGTTGTTTTAAAAACTATTTACTACGAATTTTCAAGGAGTAATTATATGGTCATTACAAAAGCTAGACTAAAAGAGATTATTCAAGAGGAAATCTCTCATCTTCTGAATAAAGAAGTTTCTGAAGAAACTGAAATTAGCGAAGAGGAAGAAGAAGTTCAAGAGGGAAATGAATCTTATAAAAGGGATGACAGTCCTTGAGCTTAAACAATTAACCTAGTTAGGTTTGAGGATATAAAATGAATGATTTTCATGGTCAGTGGAAACAATTTCTTGAGTCCAAAAAAACTCTTTTAAGTGAAGTAGTCCTTCAAGAAATTGAACAAAATGTTCTTGCCGAAATTACCGATTCAAACTATGAAAGAGTTAAAGATTGGATGGCACAAGCCGACAATATTGATGACTATTCTTTCGCACATATGTTCGATGGAAAGTGGCGAGTTGCGTTTCCGATGCAAACTTATGCCGACGAAATAATTCAAGATTTAATTAAATTTTTTGAAGGAGCAGGTTACAAAGTGGATTTTTCTACTGGTACTGTCTCTGTGGAAGTAGAAACTCAAAAGGGTACACAAGAAAGAAAGACAAAAATCGGAAAGTTGCTGAATAGAGCAGCTCAAATAAGTGAGAAATACACAAAATTTGATCAAGAATATTGGCGCTCTGTCTCGGATTACGAGCACCGAGTCTCTGTCCCTGACGACGGTGGCTACGTCGCGCATCCACGGCGAGAAGAGCTTAGAAAATTAAAGCAAAAATTATATCAACAATGGCAAAAGCTTTTCGGTAGAAACAGTGAAATAATAAATCATGTTGACGCAAAGAAACTATTAAATTTCTGGAACGCCAAGTCCGAATATTACAGAACCCACCCAGAAGATATAATGACTGCTAGTAAATTCTCCATTGTAGTTTCTCGCCATCCAATTGACGTTGTAAGAATGTCAGATTTCAATAAGATTCATTCATGCCACAGCGAAGGTTCAGGTTATTTTGATTGTGCTATGGCAGAATCAAAAGGTCATGGTCCAATTGCATATGTAGTAGAAACCGAACAATTGGAAGGGATTGATTTACAAGACGAAGAAATCTTCGAAGATCCCTCTAGGCGTATCGAGGGTGCTGAACCTTTGGCGAGAGTTAGATTAAGAAGGTTCTTCAATGTAGACGATGATTACGATTTAGCCGTTCCAGAAGAACAAACTTATGGAGTCGGTTATGTTGGTTTTAGAGAGGCTGTTTCTGATTGGGCACTCGCAGCGCAAAGAGAGTATCTTGAACAGAATGATCCAGATATTGAATTTGATAGAGACGAGGAGGGGAAGTTGATTGGAACAGGGCTTCCTGACATGCACGATTTTGTGAGAAAGGGAGGTAGTTATTCAGATTCTTATTCGTCTTCTATGTTTAATGACTTTTTTCACACAACAGAATATTCGGGTGACGTGGAAGATGATTCTGAACAAGTTGGTCCAAACTTGGCAGACCAATATGAAGAAGAGAGAGAACAAATTCAAACCGATGCAGATCGAAGATTACAGTATGTCGGTGTTTGGTCTGAAGTTGAAGGTGGTGATTGGGATGATGATGTTTACTTATCTTTTGGAGGCTCGATGGCTGTTGAGTTCCATTCTGAGGAATTTGAAATTTTGGATTCTTTGCCGAGTGAATGGCAAGAACAACGAGTACTTTATAATCAACTGGGCGATGCTCTTAATGATGCTGATATTTGGTACAGTGACATACTATTTGATAATCCTTGGGGGCAATCTAATTCCCAAACTCTTTTAATTAGATTTGATCTAGAGATAGAACACGAATTCACCCCCGATGGATTTAGCGATTTTGTAGACTACGCTTATGACGTTGATAATAAATATAAGATTGTAAAAGATGTCATTAGACAGGTATTGGTTGAAAATGGACATATTGAACCATCTTATACGGATTCTGTTTTAAGCAAGCTTGAAAGCGAAGAGATTGAATTTGAAAATTTCGACTGGGAATACGACGAGGGCGTTTTGGAACTCAAAACAGATCCGCAAACAGACAAATTTATCATAGCCTCAATGGACAGATCCAGTCCAGATTACAAAATCTTTAAAGAGCTGTTTAGCGGCGTTGAATATAATGAATTCCGCTCCAATACATTTAACGATCATTTGTATAAAAAACTGAAATCAAAAGAAGCCGAAGCTCAAGAGTATGCCGCAAAACAGTTAGTCCTTCCAGGCATTGAGGGACCGAAAGAGAAGCCACATTCAATTATTTCAATGACGTTGCCTATGTTTGTGGATTTTGTGATTCACGTACAGACAGACGATAGAGATTCAACTAAATTATCTTTGAAGGCTATATCGCTTTTACCATCTAGTACCCACGAAAGTAACGCAGAGGCGGCTCTCCTTATGCTTGAATATTTAGACAAGAATATGGATTTTGTTTTGGAGACTGCAAAACTTATTCTTGAGGAAATGATTGTAATAGATAAGGACATAAAACTTGAAACCTCAATTGAGTTAAGGAATTCTGCCAAAGAATTTGCCACCAAAGCCAGAGAAAGCTTCCCTAAAGATCAAAAGGTTAATGATGCTGCCATAAAGTTAATTGACACCATATTTGACGCAGACAGAAAAGGACATGCAGTACCATCTAATGACATTAGAGCCCTAATGAATGTTCTAAAAATTAGGATTAGAAATGCCAATCCAGATATTGATCCAGAAGAACTAAATGAAACAGTAAAAAGAATTGTACTTCAGACAGTTAAGATTGCAAAATTAATGCTGGAGAACAAAAACAAAGGATAAAGAAAATGAGAAAATTATTGGCATCATTATTGGCACTCATACTACTTGGTTCATATAGCTGCGCTTATGTGGAACGCTCCAAGAGAATTGATAAATTGACAGTCGAAAAGATGAAGGATGCGTGTCCGAATCCACAAATGGCTTTTCCATTTGAAGTCTTCGGCACGAATATGTTTGTTATTAGAGCAGAGAAGTGTATGGGTTTCGATGATCTATTCGTTCTAGGATATGCAGAAGATTGGAATGAATTCTCTCAGACGTTGACAAAGTTGATGGTTCTTGAATTCCTGCGAGGGCACAATGTTAATCCCAATAACGAAGATAATCAACTGGGGTATATTTTTTTGAAGAACGAAAGCGACTCCACGCTTTCTGGTGGATTTGTATTTTATGAGTTCAGATTGGTTAAAATCGATTAACAATTGCGTCTATATGTGAGAATATAATGCATGGGCACAATGTTAGTTAATGCACTTTTAGATACAAATAACACTACAAAATTAGCTGTTGCACTTTTCGTATTGGCGAAGTCAATGTTTCTTATGGTTGTTCTTGGGGTTGTTCTTCAAAATAAAATTGTGGCTTGGGGTGGTTTGTTTTTATATGCTGCTTTTATTATGGCAGTGATTGCAGTTTGTATCAGGAGTACGTCAAAGGGAAATAAGAAAGTGGCTACTCCTGAAGCTAATTCTTCTCTAAGATTACCCGAGGAGCAATAATTAAGCGATACGTTAAATTTGAGTGAGAACAATAAATTATGAAACAAGATGATGAAGATAGAGCAAAGGCATTTGAGCTTTTAGAAGAATCAGTTAAAGGATTTGCAGAGTATTATTCTTGTATGATGGAGTTGGTCGAAGCGTGCGATTGGGATGATGACAAGGCAGTTAAGATTTTTGAAACTGTGTCTGAAGGTCTTATAGACATTCATGAGTTTAGTAAATTTGATAAATCCCTAGTCTCCAATACAGCAGACTTAGAGAATTTATTGAGAATGAATACGAATTATGATGGAGAAGAAATCACCAACTCTCAATATCGTGCAGTGATGAACCTTTTATTGTTTAGAGCCAAATTGCAGAGAGAGCAGGACGAAATCAAAAAACAATTAAATTAGATAATATTAGCAACTAGTTAATAAGTGAAGCGCATATTAGAACAATGGCAGAAATTTATAGAATTTCCACACAATGTTCCTACTCTTCTGTTTGAAGAAGAGCCACTTCAAAGAGCCGTCAGACAAAAACATAAAAGAAATAGATTAACGATAAAAGGAGTTGAAAAAGAAGAGGCTCCTTTTGATGTCGATCCGCCAGAAGAACGCAGTAAGTCTGCTCCTCCAATGGAAGAGGAAGAAGATAATGAAGTGGATTAAGTTTATTCCGTTTTGTTTGCTACTTCAGGCATGTTCGATGTGTGCAGATGAAAAACAATTTGTTGCAGGTTCGCTTGATATTTCATGTACTGAAGATAATCCGTTGGCTGAGTCAGATGCTTCTATTCCCGAGTTGTGTGATTTTAAAGATAATAACTGTAACGGAGAAGTCGATGAAGGGTGCGAGTGTTTTCTTGATGATCCGAGAGAGTGTTGGAACGATGATTATCCAATTGAGTTTTATACAGTAAGCGGAGAAGATTTTGGTTCATTGCATGGAATATGCGACTACGGTAGACAAGTTTGCAGATTTCTTCCAGAAGGGGGCTCTGAACTAGGTGCTTGGGAAGAAGGACCAGATCGAATTGGAGGTACTGGCGATGATATTTGGGTAAAGGGATTGTGTATTGATATTCAACTTCCCGCAACAGAAATTTGTGACGGACGCGATAATAATTGTGATAACTCAGTTGATGAAAGCCTTAAACGTTCATGTTGGAGCGGACCTAGAAAACAAGATGGAACTCCATTGGATTATTTGGTATTTAATGATCCGAGAGTGAATTCATCACCATGTAAAAAGGGCATTCAAACGTGTCAGTTTGCAAGATGGACCGGATGTTTGCACGAAGTATTGCCTTCAGAGGAACTGTGTGACGGTATAGATAACAATTGCAACGGCGTTGTAGATGAGGGAGCTAGAGGCGTTGGTGCGGAATGTGGAATGACTGATGAGGGTATTTGCGAATATGGACATTATGATTGCGTATGGAATGGTTCAAAGGCAGACTTGGAGTGTCAAGATACAGCATTACCAGAGACAGAAGTGTGCGATAATTTAGATAACGACTGTGACGGAGCCGTGGATGAATTGTTAGTTAAACCTTGTCAAACGATTTGTGGCTCAGGTTTTGAAATTTGCAATGCTGGTAGTTGGATTGATTGCACGGCAAATTTGCCCGTTGAAGAATCTTGCAATGGACTTGACGATGATTGCGACGGATTGATTGATGAAGATTTAAATTGCGCATGTCCACCAGAAATGGTTGGAGGGTTGTTTCCCTGTAATGGCAATCCTATATTGACTTGCGGTTTGGGTTATATGCGTTGCGAATGTGATACTCCCGAATGTATTACAACGCATTATACAGTATGTCAGGCTTTATGCGTATATCGTCCTGAGATTCAAGAGGGATGTATAGCAGATTTAGGATTGCCTGAAGCAGAAATTTGTAACAATTGGGACGATGATTGTGATGAAGAAGTTGATGAAGATCTTTCTCGTAGTTGTTATACCGGACCTCTTGGTACACTAAATGTAGGGGTTTGTGCCGAGGGAGGACAGACTTGTCAGAGGGGAATTTGGGGTGATGATGCTGGAGATGTGTTTATAGAAAATCTTTGTCCGGCGCAAACACTGCCAACAGAAGAGGTTTGCAATCATTTAGATGATGACTGTGACGGAGAGACAGATGAAGATTTAGATGCTCACGATAAGGTGGATATGGTTTTTGTTATTGATCGAAGTGGTTCTATGTGTTCAACGATTCGTGCATTAAAGAGAGGAATTCAGCCATATGTGCTAGAATATATTGGTACTCCACATAGATTTGCCATTATTAATGTTCCTGGCTCCTTTGGAAACGCCCCGGATGTTTTAATTAATTTTGTGTCTGCAGAACAGTTTCAAATTGCTCTTAATGGTGTTGGTTGTAATTTGGGGGGAAGAGAACCACAATATGATGCAGTATATCATGTAGCAAGAAATGATTATGCTTTATCGTTTAGAGATGATGCTTTTCCTATGATGGTTGTATTCACTGATGAAGTAGCACAATCAACAGAAAGAAATACTGCTGCTACTGTGAGAAATTCATTGTCTCCTTGTCAAGTGGGTGATTGCGGACAAGAAGATGTATTTGAGGTATACGCAATCGTGCCTCAAGCGTTCAACAATGAATGGTGCGAGCCGTCCAATATTGCAATGACTTGTTATAATTTATATGGAGGGATTACGAGCGAAGAGATTAGAGGTTACTTGAATGATATCTTTTCAGAAGTTTGTAGATAATTATAGTATGCAAAACGATAATAACGAAAGAATATTTAAGAAGTCTGTGATTACAATCTTGGAAGATAATGAGTGGGAAATTAAACCTCTAACTCCAGATGCATCGTGGAAAGAGTTTATAAATGAAACAGGCACAGATTTTAGCCAAGATGTTTGGGAGGCTGTTTTTATTGTTCATGTCTCTAAGGAACTCGGAGGTGACAAAGAACAAACATGGGCAGAAATTAGATCAATCCCTGGCGTTACAATCGTTACGCCATTTGGGCATTCGATAGAAGACTCAACAGGAACCTCTGTACGTTTGAGAGTTAAATTTTGCTGCATTTCCCAGGTTGAATTGACTCCAAGAATATATGTTCAAAAAGTTTTAAAATCACAAATGAAAACAATTGTCGGATTGACAATCAACAAGCTAATCGGGGTTAACAAACTTATTTAAAATTATGACAATGAATGCTTTAAATAAATGGAAATCTTTCCTATCTGAAGGGGGACATTCCACTTTTCCTTATCAAATCTATTGTGATATGGATGGAGTTTTGGTGAATTTTCAAGATGGAGTGATTGATTATGTCAACAACAGTCTTCAAAACGTGGAGAATGGAAATAAATATAAAGAAAAGTTAAGAACCGCCCTTGATAGATTGGGCAGAGAACACAAAATTACAATTAAAGATATTAGTTTTGATAAATCAATTAGGCTCAAATCAGCTAGAAACTATATGTACAAGCTTGTTGGCAACAATAGAGAGTTTTGGGCAAATTTAAAGTGGATGCCAGAAGGCAAGGCTGTTTGGAGCTATATTAAGAAGTTTAACCCCATCATACTCTCAGCGCCGATGAGTGGTGAGGGTTCATCGCAAGGGAAGTTTGATTGGCTTAAAAGAAATTTAGGAATTGATGAATCAAAAGTTATTTTAACACACGATAAGTTCAAGCACGCAACTGAAAACAGCTTGTTAATTGATGATATGTTGAAGTTTCTTGATCCGTGGATTGAAGCCGGCGGCGAGGGTATTCACCATCATTCAGCTCAAACAACTATTGAAAAGTTGAAGGAAATTGCTGGAAACGGAGGGAGGATTGATGAAGAAGATATTTGAAAATTGGAATAACTATCTTAAAGAGATGAACATGCGCAAGCCAACGAAGCGTATGCATTATACAGCATATGTACTAGATAAAGAATCTCAAGAGAAGCTTGCGTCTTACGCTCCCGCTGAATGGAAGATTCATGCTCACCACATGACACTAATTAATCCTTCCGAACAAAAGATGGGTAGAATTCCTGCACGGTGGCATAGATTTAACGATTGTTTAACCGTTGTTGCTATGGCACAAAATGATTTTGTCATGGCAGTTAAAATTGATATGAAAGATATACCAGTTCCATTTAAAATTCAGGGGCTTCCGCATATTACAATTGCCACTCATCCATCGAAAGGTGGAAAACCAGAAATGTCTAATGAATTTTCTGAAGCCGATTATAAATCAATTGAAGCCTTTAATGTTTGCGGCGAAGTTGAAGAATTATATCAATGAGAGAATTCATGTCATCGTGGAATAGTTATGTTGTTGAAGATGCTGATTCTTACATTCTAACCGAAGCTGCCCCCTCCCCAGAAACACTAAATAATATTCACAGACTAATTCGTCAGAATGGAGGTAAATCTTTTATTGTTGGCGGTGCTGTGCGAGACGAGTTAATCCCCGATGCCCCTGAACCAAAAGATATTGATTTTGTTGTAACTGGAATTCCCTTGGATGATTTAGAAAAGATATTGTCTGCTCTCGGTAAGGTGTCTGAAGTTGGAAAGTCTTTTGGTATCATTAAGGCTGTCATCGACGGTGATGAATATGATTTCTCAATTCCAAGAACCGAAAAGAAGACTGGCACTAAACATACGGATTTTGATATTGTGTCAGATCACACTGCAACTGTAGAAGATGATATGGCAAGAAGAGATTTTACAATGAACGCTCTTTCTAAAGATTCAGAGGGCAATATCATTGATATATTTGGTGGCGTTGAAGATATCCAAAACAAAGTTATACGCACAGTGGGAAATCCCGATGAAAGATTTGCTGAAGATCCATTAAGAATTTTGAGAGCAATTCAGTTTGCTGTCCGCCTTGATTTTGATATTGAGGAAAAAACAAAGCGAAGTATAAAGAATAACTTTCATCTTCTTCGTTCTATTGCGGTTGAAAGAATTTTTATGGAGTTTGAAAAGGCTTGGACAAAAGGAAGAAAAGATAGTAGTCATCTCATTGAACTTTTAAAAGAATTAGGAATTGGTGAGTTCTTATTTGGTTTTGGGTTTGAACCTTTGGAGATCAATCCTCCATTCGTTGATACTGACGAGAGTATGTTGACTAATTTTGTTGCATTCTTTTTAAGAGGCGGAGAGCCAGAGCGAATGCGCCCAACAAAAGAAATGTCTGGAATCTTGAACCTCGCCAAGCAAATTGCCCAGGGCAATAAAAACATTTGGGAGATGGATGGAGTTTCAAGAGGAAGATTGCAACTACTTCATAAGTTATTCAAGCGTTTTGGTTTACACTATCAGAATGATGTGTTAAAGATTGCGTTGGTTTTGGGAAATCCAATTAATAACAAAGAGTTAGATATCACAGGACATGATATCATGAAACTCGGTTTCTCCGGTGGGCAGGTTGGTTCTATGTTAAAAGCAATAATTAGTGTAATTCAAACTGGCGAGATTCAAAACAATCATGATGATATAGTTAATTTTATGGAGAGAGTGTAAAATAGATTGGAAAATGGCTTTAATTGCTATATCGTTGGCTTTAATTGCCCCATGCACAACAGTATCAGATTGCAGCACTCATCCGGTAACATCCCCGACAAGATGTATCCGTCTCAGAGAGAATAGAGACTTCGCAAGAGCACAGCAATGCAACAAAGATTTATCTGATATAATGTTGGAAAAACAAAGACAACAGTGTTGCCGACGCTGTTTAGGAGATAATTGTGAAGAGAAATGTAATGGTAAAGCTCGTTAGTTTTTTGGTTTTAATGTTGGCTTTGTTCGTGTCTGACGAAAGCAAGGCAGATGCAACTCATTCAAGTGTCATAATGGTGCGAGCCGTCCAATATTGCAAAGGCTTTTTTAAAATGTCAAGTGAATATCAATTGGGTGAGAGTGAACAGTTGATGATTGGGTTTAGGGCTTATGATGGATTCAAGTGGAATAAAGATTTCCCTGCAAAAACATCTTTCAGTAGAAAACCTTCGCTTATTAAAGTCCCCTATGTACTTTATGAGAAAGACAGTTTCTATTTTGATGAAAACCTTAAAGTTGTCATTCTTCCTATAAAGTTTGTTCCCATTAAGATCGGCTCAGAGATCTTGAAATTAAATCTAAGATATTCAGTATGTGATGCACAATCATGTATTCTTGAGACGGTTGAATTAGAACTCGGAATCACTATTCTCCCTTGACAAACGCACAAAAAGTGCTTATATTGTTAGTAACAACAGGATAACAAATGACTGATTACTATGAAGTCTTAGGCGTTGATGAACATGTGTCGCAAGATGATTTGAAGAAAGCTTATCGAGATTTAGCGAAACAATATCACCCAGATAAGAATCCAAATAACGAAAAAATTGAATCTAGATTCAAAGATATCACTGCTGCGTATGATACTCTTGGCGATGAAGCAAAAAGAAGTGAGTACGACTTCAGGAGACATGCAACACAAAGACAAGATACTCATGGAATGGATCTTAATGATATTTTAAATCATTTTAGACACCGTGGGGGCGCTCGCTTTAGAGGTTTTGGTGATAGCAATCCCTCCGGTGGCAGTGACACACCCGAGTCGCCCTCTCCTGATGACGCGGTGTTTAGTTTTCAAATTTCTTTAGTTGAGCTTAAAAAAGGCATAGCCAAACAAATGTTTAGGGTGATGTCGCATGACAAGTGCAAGGCTTGTGATGGAGTCGGAGGAAAAGAAAAGAAAAATTGTAAAAACTGCGAAAATGGTGAAATTATCGAAGTTAAACAAATGGGTGGAGCGATGTATCACTCTTCAAAGATGTGTCCGATTTGTGTCGGAAGGGGAAAGATCATTAACGATCCCTGCATCGACTGTCAGACTAGAGGCTTTATTGAAAAGCCAGAGTTCTATGAAGTTTCAGTGAGTTGTAAGAAAGTCAAAAATCAAAATTCAAAAAGATGATTATGAGATAACTTTTAGGTAATCGTTATGTTCGTGATGTCTTTTTCGGTTGTTCCAGTAAATAAGACTTGTTTTGATGAACGTTTCAATTATTATTCCAATAAGTTGCTTTTCTCTTTCCCATATTGTGGTTTTATTTGCATCGTAGACAACCAAGTCACCAATTTTAAACTTAGATTTTTTCATAGCTATCATCTGTCAAGGACTTAAACATAATCCATTGTTTCAACGAATTTTCAACATCAACAACATAATAATTGAATTCATCTTCATCCCAAATAAATAATTTGTATTGTTTGATGTTTCCAACAATAAGATCTCCAACCTTGAATTTATTATCTAACAAGTTCTAAATCTTGCACAATCTTATGACGAATTCCGTGCTTTGTCCAGATTTTTGCTGTTGGATGCTTCATCCACGCTGCCCCGCTTTTCTCATGAATTTCCAAAACAATGCAAATCCCAAACCAGTCTGTTGCAGTGGTAATTTTAACCAAAGCTCCAACTTTAATTTTTTCCAAAATCCAAAACCCTATGGAACGTCTGAGATAACTTCAATGGCGTATGGATCCGCTTGATAAGTTCTTTCATTATTCCAAAAAACAACTGGAGCATTGTCAGGCTTTCTGAGTCTTACAACTAAACCAATTAATGATTCAATTTTATCGTAATTACGTTTATTATCTTTCGCTAGAAATTTCCAGCGATTCGCTGGAAAACGCACTAACTGACCAACCTTGAATTTTTCGCGAGACATAAAATCAAAAACCTATGAAATATCTGAAACAATTAAAACGTGAGAATACCACTCTGAAGAAGTTTCTCCACTATTCCACGCAATTGTCGGATCTCCGTCGTGGTCAAAACCAATAACTAATCCAAAGCCATAACTCCAACTACGATGTCTAACTAACTGACCAACCTTGAATTTTTCGCGAGACATAAAATCAAAAACCTATTTTTGAATCAAACGGTAGCGTTCGTAAAACCAAGTTTCGTTGATATAATGAAACTTTTCCCCTGCCGCAAACCACACTCTCCATACTGCAAATTCGTTGTTTATTGCGGTTTGGTTAATGACGATTCCAACATCTACGGGAGCGTCATTAACAGAATATTCAATAATTGAACCAATCTTTAACAAATTTTTCATCAGCTAATTCAATCGAGGACAATAAAGATTTTCACAACTCTCAGCCTTAACTTCTTTCCGGCGAGTCCAATGAACTTGAACCGCATCAACTTCTTCAATCAACTCAATAATAATACCCCTATCCCCGTTAGCAATTGCATCATCCTCAGGATCGTATGCGTATACGAGATCTCCCACGATTAGACCACTGTAGGAAAGTTCGGATTTGTTAGGGATTTTGCGCATTACTGATTTGGGTCGTTTTCCAAAACCTTAAAACTTGATCGGTTGAGCCAAACGATTTTTCCGTTAATTCTACCTGAAAAGATGATCAACCGCTTTTTCATCGTTGATCCAGCTATCGGTAAAGCCAAGCTCTCCCTTAGATGGGGCTACAATTGTACATCCTTCTGAACCAAAATGGCTTTTGCTTGCCTCAGAAAGTAGAAATCCACTTTCATAATCAGAATGAATAAGTTTTGGAAATTTGGAAGATCCTTTTTGGTTGTTGTGAACCCATCGTCCTTGAATAATCCAGGGATTGCACCTCATATCTGTATTTGCGCTTTCGTGGTTAAGCTCTTGATGATCCCATGTTGTAAAGCTGATTCCCGTTACGAGCAATAGTCTCCTAGTGGGTGTGTATTCTCCATTATTAGACCATTCATCTTGAGGAACGCTAAGTAACGCACCCACTCCTACGCCTTCCGTTTTGCAGGTATCTTTAAGATCTTGTCGCCACTTACGGCAAAGCTTTTTGGCTTTTGCAGAGGCAGTTGCGAGTTTTTTGCAGCTACGTCGGTTGTGCCCAAATGCGCTTGCTTGCTCTTTTTCGGTCCCTTGCCGGGTAACCTTTCGGCAATAAGAGCATTTGCGCTTCGTGAGTGCAGTTTGTCGTTGGGCTTCCCTAGTTGCTTCCCACCCGTCAGGGTTGGCAATAATAATTGCTTTTCGTTTCGGGCATCCAAGCCGGTTATGACCTTCACGATTCCAGCAATAAGAACAACGCATTAGTTATCTTCCTGAGTCAACTCGAACCAAAATGTTCCGAGGACAATGAAAAAAGTAAAAAGTGAAAATGTTTCTTCCATGTGTATAATATAAGCATGAAAGTTGGAGTTGTCAAGGGACTAAAAGTTCGTAATTTGGGCTTAACAAATCCTCATCTGACCAGATATAACTAATTTTTCCATCGTTCCAAAGAACTCGCGCACTTGAATTATCTAGACTTGAGACAAGATCCCCAACTTTGATTTTATTGCTCACGACAAAATCTCAAAATCCCCGTCAGCATAACACCATGAAGAAAGTCCATCATTCCAAAGAACTTTAATGTCAGGATTGCCTAAAGAGTTTTCCGTATCAACAACCAAGCCGAGATATGAATCGTCGGGTAGATCTTCACTTAGTTCGTTATTGTGCCATCGAACGAGAACACCGATCTTATATTTTTGGTTCATGCTACAATCTCATATTCCGAGATCGAATTAGTCCAGTCAATTCTACCATCGACAGCCCATAAGATTTTATATTCAGGAAGCCCTCCTTCCGTTGCGCGTACATTAAGAACGGTGCCAAGATATGATTTTATAGGTAGGTCTTTTGTAATGAAATCGTTATGCCACCGAACAAGGGTGCCATTTTTTAGATAATCATTGGTTACACTTGTCACCTCTATAATATAAGTCGTCGTTTCGTTAAGTCAAGAGGTTAAATGATCTTTTTTTGGCACATTTCTTGCTACGCGCGTGCGTCATTCTTTTATATGCGTGAGGTTGGATCTGGTTGAAGCTTGGCACGTTTCTTGTTTTATAAAGTTTTTTGATTTGCCCTCTTGACTTTGGGGTTGAGGGTGCTTATATTATGGGTGGAGGAAAGATGATCGGCAAGCTTGTTCAGTTCAATTCCAAGTTTTTTGAGGGTGATATGAAAGAGTTTGGTTGTGGATTGGTTTTGACGGAGCCAAGCCCTCTCCTTCTCCCTCGCCCTCGCCTCCACCCTCGCCCTCGCCCTCGCCCTCGCTCTCACCAGGGTCGACCTCGCCCCACCGATAATTGGGTTGAAGTCCTTTGGGATGGCAAGGTTTTTTGCGAGTACGCAAATTATCTTGCCGAGATCAAAGAATGATCGAAAAATTGGTTGAATTTAATGTTCCTATTCCTCTAACGCCTAGCCTTGAGGGACGATATCCAAAGATTAATTCAGGTGTTCTCTGTGTAATCATTGAAGAAGTTAAAATTGGGAGAAGAGGAACAAAACTTTACAGAATTTATGTAAACGGCGGGAAGTCATTTACAATTCCATCTAATTGCTTTAAGATGCTATAAATGTTTACAATTACTGCACTTTCTACTCTCGGCGTCGTTGGACTCGTAGGGTTTGTTGGCTCTTGGAATATGGCACGTTATTTGTACAAGGCTCATATCGTGAATAATTCTATTTATACTGTATGCGCTTCATGCAAGATTAAAACCAAGATCGAGTCAGAATATTCTTTCAACAAAATTGGTTTTACCCCTTGACCTTTAGGTAAATCGTTCTTAAATTATATGGGTAGACAGGAGAATAGATAAGCGTGAGTTATTATAGTGGTCGCCGCCGCCCCCGTTGTGGAATTTGTTTCGACAAGGGACATAACAGGACAACTTGCCCTACAATGACTGAGCGGATCCGCAAGCTTGACGAGGGCGAGGTTGAATACGATTACGCCGCTACCTGCGAGAAAGAGCGCAAGATCCGCCGTAAGAATGCGACAATCAAGCGTAAATGTAGCTACTGCCGTTGCATCCTCGATTATGATGACCAGCACAAGGCTATCGGGCATAACCGCCGAAGTTGCGCCACCCTCAAGGTTGATTTAGCTGAGGATATTAAAAGGAATACGGCTTGGCGCAAGGATTTCGTAAGGGTTCTGAAACGTGAGGGGCTCGGTCCCGGCGCGATCATTAAGTGGATTGGCGAGGATCTTGACGATCCAAAATCTCGTTATCACCGCCCGTCGAAGCTTTATTTCCTTGATAAAATCAAGTGGGAACATTGCCTATATTCTCGGATCGGGAACCCCCGCAACGCTATTTTTGAAGGTCGAGCTATGACTGAGTTTAATCAGCGTTGCACCGTGGGTACTCCTGACCTTTTGGGAATGGACGGCAAGACTGAATTGACCAGGGAGCAGTGGCGGGAATTTGGCGAGAGCAAGTGGAGCATTGCTAGTCCTTCGACTTTGGAGTTTGAAGTTCCTGAGGAATTTTATGATGATCCTGCGCCGGTTAAGGCAATTTTCGATCTCAAGAAGTAAAAAATGATTGAGGTTGGAGATTTGGTAACGTTCATTTGCTATAATGCCACCCGCTCTGATCTTGGCGTGGTCCGTGAAGTGGTAAATGATATGGTTCGCACATCTTATTTGGTAACGTGGGTTTCTGGCGAGGAAAATGAATGTGAATTTTCCAGCAAGGAACTTGAAATTGCATCCAAGCTTCGACCGTGATTGAATTCGATCAATTAAAAAAGTTCAATTTAACCCCTTGACAAACCCTCAAATCGTCCTTAAATTATATGGGTAGACAGGAGATACACTAAGTATGAGCTTTCGTTATCCAAGTCGTTGCGGCAATTGTGATACCACCGGGCATAACCGGACAACGTGCCCCGAACTCAAAGAGCGGGTCCGCAAACTTGAGAGTGGCGAAATCGATTATGATTATAGTGCCTCGCAAGCGATCCGCCGAAAGGCGGGGAGACGCCCGAATAAATGCTCTTATTGCACCCGCTTCCTCGACTGGCGCGAGCTTGCGTCAGGTCATAACCGGCGCACTTGCAAGCGACTCAAGAGTGATAAGGTTACCAAGCTGGCGGAATTTCGTACTTGGCGTGGTGATTTCCTGAATGCCCTTGAGCGTGACGGGATCGGTCCCGGTGCTTTGATTAGGGTTCCCCGTTCGGCAGAACCTCAGGGTTCTATGCTCTACTTTGCGGTCGATCTTTTGTGGGATCGTTGCACGCCTGAGCAGGCTAAAAATAAGATTATCGCTTTGACGGTCCGCTCGATGGATAAATTCCATCGCACGACCAGTATTGCCCTTCCTGATATGTTCGGTATGGACGGCGTAACTCCGCTAACCAAAATGAGCAGCCTCGATTGCGGCGCTAGCAACATCAAGGTTGCTTCGCCATCTAAACTGACGTTTATTCCCCCGGTTGGGTTTGTTGATGACCCGACGCCCGTTGAAGAGTTTTTCACAGTTTAGGGGTCGGATCGTGATCGGCAGGCTTGTACAGTACAACTGTAAATATTTTGAGGGTGATATAAAAGGGTTTGGTTGTGGATTGGTTCTGACGGAGCCAAGCCCTCGCCCGGTCCCTCGCCCTCACCCTCACCCTCGCCTTCTCCCTCACCCTCGCCCTCGCCTTCCTCACCCTCACCCTACTGACAATTGGGTTAAAGTTCTTTGGAACGGAAAGATTTATTGGGAGTTTGTAGATTTTCTTGTCGAGATCTAAAAAGAATTCAATTTAACCCCTTGACAAACCCTCAAATCGTCCTTAAATTATATGAGTAGACAGGAGAGGGATTAAAGAATGAGTTTTCGCTACCCAAGCCGTTGTAGCAATTGTAGTGCCACCGGACATAACCGGGCGACGTGCCCCTCCCTTTTGGAGCGGGTCCGCAAACTTGAGAGTGGCGAGGTTGAGTGGGATTATGGCGCAGAGAAAGCAATCCAGCGAAAGAATGATCGTGCCCCCCGCAAATGCTCCTACTGTGTCCTCGTGCTAGATTGGAAAGATCGGAATAAAGCCACCGGGCATAACCGGCGCACTTGCAAGCGGCTCAAGAGTGATAAGATTGCGCATTTGGCTGCTAGCCGTAAGTGGCGTGCTGACTTTGTGGCGTGCCTTGAGCGTGATGGGATCGGTCCCGGTGCTTTGGTTAAGATGCCGCAGCACGGATGGGACCACGCTGGCAATGATCGCCTGTTTTTCTTGACTGGTATTCATTGGGATTTTTGCACGGCGGCTCTTTCTGGCGGCAAGGTGCGCCTTTTTAAAGCTAGGGAAATGATCCGTTTTGATCGGAAAGTATCTATCGATCCCCCGGATATGTTCGGAATGGATGGCGAGACGGTTTTGATCAAGGGAAGCTGGGCGGCGTGCGGAGAGGCGCTTATTGATATCGTTTCTCCCTCTTCCACACCTTTTGCCCCCCCGGCAGGTTTCGTCAACGATACGGCTCCGGTTGATAAACTTTTTAAGCGGAAGTAAAATCGTGATCGGCAGGCTTGTACAGTACAACTGTAAATATTTTGAGGGTGATATGAAAGAGTTTGGTTGTGGATTGGTTTTGACGGAGCCAAGCCCTCGCCCTCGCCTTCGCCTTCGCCCTCGGTGGCACCCTCACCCTCACCCTCGCCCTCGGTTCCCTCGCCCTCGCCCCACCGATAATTGGGTTGAAGTCCTTTGGGATGGCAAGGTTTTTTGCGAGTACGTTGATTATGTAGTTGGGGTAGAAAGTGATTAATTTTGTACGAGAGTTTTGTAGCAAATATTTGGATAACTTTCTAGTTGGTTGTGCCGTTGGAATTCTGATCCTTGAACCTACCTCATCTTTGGGGCTACTCATCGGCGGAACGATCATTGCCCTCGCTTTCGCTTGGGATCTTCGCTCGTTCCTGTATCTGCGCCAAGAGCGCCGGTGGAAACTACCCGAGGATAACTAAACTATTTTCAGTTTGGGGGTTGACTTACCCCCGGATCGTACTTAAATTATATGTACGGGGGGGAGAATGAACTTCTCCAAACTTGGATGATAAATGATGCTTCATGTCGCTGCTGTTCTGATTCTTGGTTGGGTTGCCTTGGCTCCTAATCTTAACTTGTTTGTAGCGCAGCTTGTGGATGCCCTTGAGGGTACAAATTAAATTGATTTAGGGGGTTGACAAACCCTCAAATCGTCCTTAAATTATATAGGTAACAGGGAGAGAGAGAAAACATGGCAGCTATTGACTTTAAGACTTTTCACGCAATCGTGCCTCTGGTCACTAACACTGACGACGAAGCGGTTTTCCCGGTTCTGATCCGTGGACGCCACGGCATCGGTAAATCCGCCGTTGTCTACGCTTTCGCTAATCAGATCGGGCTGCCCGTCGTCGAGCGCCGAGCGTCGCAAATGACTGAGGGCGATCTCTTGGGTTTGCCGTCCACCGATGGCAATCGGACTAGCTGGAACAGCCCCGATTGGTTTGCCGAAGCGTGCGAGTCCCCCGTTGTCCTTTTCTTGGACGAGGTTGACCGTGCGACCACGGAGGTTCGCCAGGGCATTTTTGAGTTGTGCGACTCTCGCAAGATCGCCGGCAATGAAGTACACCCTGGTACTCTGATCTTTGCCGCAATCAACGGCGGTGAGCACGGAGCCCAGTATCAGGTGTCCGAGATGGATCCGGCAGAGTTGGACCGCTATGCGGTTTTCGATGTTGAGCCGTCCGTTGAAGATTGGCTGGATTGGGCTAAGAACAAGGTTGACGGTGTGATCTGGGATTTCATTAACCAGAACCGCCAGCACCTTGAGCACGCGGGCGAGTTTGAGCCAAATAAGGTTTACCCCTCCCGCCGTTCTTGGGACCGCTTCAATAAGTGCGCCGCCCCGGCTAACTTGCTTGAAGAGTCCGGTGAGACTCTTTACCAGCTTGCGGCTTCGTTTGTTGGGTTTGAGGGTGCCATCGCTTTTAATGACTTTGTGCGTGAGTATGAGCGTCAGGTGACGGTAGAGGATATCCTCGATCACGGCGATCTCGCCAAGACTGCCGACTTTGAGATCAATCAGCACACGGCGATGGTCGATAAGCTTGAGGCTCACGGTTGCTTCGGAGAGGTGCTTTCCTCTGATCAGGTGACTAACCTCGCCAGCTATTTCGTGACGCTGCCCTCAGAGGTCGCCATGAAGCTTTGGACGGTGGTTGGTAACTGCGGCAATCAGGAGAACGTGATCGCACTCCACAAGGCGACTGCTGCCGATGGTACGGTTGTCGGGGAGTACATGGTCACAATGCTCCAGGGCGACGATACCGACACCGAGAAGGAGTAGAATTAAACGGGGCGGGGGGATTTAAACTCCCTCCCTCATTTCCCCTCGCCCCACCTTTCTTTGAGGGAAATAATCATGCAACCCGGTAATTTGGTAACGTGGTCGAAACGTGCAAAGAGTCTTGAATTTCTCCATCCCTATAGGTACGGTGATACTGTAATTTATTCGACCGTTTTGCTTCCCCAACATGGCTTGGCACTTTCTGAGCCTCGACTTTGGATGTTCGATGATCTTCGGAACGTTGAAAGGTTTGTTAGGGACGGACCCCGCCACGAGATAAGACTTTCCTGTCGTAGCATAAAAGTCCTGTGGCAGATCGGAGTTGAAACTTTGGAGTGGTGCTGTAATCTTGAGGTTGTTTCGTGATTGGTAATCTGGTTGAATTCAATCCTAAATGCTTTGAAGACGACACGAAAGAGTTTGGTTGTGGATTGGTTTTGACGGAGCCGGTCCGACGCCAGCGCCTCCGGTTCCCTCTCCCTCGCCTTCCTCGCCCTCGCCCTCGCCCTCCTCGCCCTGGGCTCACTAATAATTGGGTTGAAGTTCTTTGGAACGGAAAGATTTATTGGGAGTACACAGATTTTCTTGTCGAGATCTAAAAAGAATTCAATTTAACCCCTTGACTTTCTCAAGATCGTACTTAAATTATATGCGTGAGGGAGAGTAGCACGATCAACGTTGGCGATACCGTCGTTTACGATGCCGATGCGCTCAACATTGTCTTTGATAATGACGCTGAGCGTGTGGTGAAATTTATGAAAACTAAGGGAATCGGCTTGATCATCGTTTGCCGCGCCGACTACGACAACCGCCGGGGATTTAATATTCTTTGGCAAGGTGGCTCGATCAATTATGAAATTGAAAACCATTTGATCAAGATTGAATAATAATCATTTTTAGGGGTTGACCTTGACCGTGATCGTACTTATATTATAGGTACAGGGAGGAATGATCAGTTATGGATAGCAAACTCGCCAAAGCCCGTTCCGAGGCTAACATCGCAAAGATTGAACGCCGCCATTGTTCGGGTGTGGATTACAAGTACGCCCGCAAGGCGTTCTCCCGCTCGTTGCGTCAGTTCAATAAGAATGTTTGTCGCCTTTCGGCTCAGGACAACAATTAATGAGTTATTACGGTTACCGTCGTCGCACGCCGGTTGAGAAGTCTGCGCACCTTAAGAGCGACGCCCTCAAGGCTCGTATTGAGGCGCTGAGGGACAATCCTCACGTTGACGATTGGACTCGCAATTTCTCTACTTCGATTCTTGAGGGATTCAATAAATATGGCGGTTTGACTCAGCGCCAATTTGATATCTTCGTCAAGAATGAGCAAAAGTTTTCTGCTGCTGCCCTCGCCTCTTCAGCGACTTGGAAGGCGAGCTATGGTGATCCCGAGCGTAAAATCGCTAAGATCTGCGCTTCGTTTTACAAGGCAAATCCTCCATATTTCTCCGATCTCGCAGATCGTGTCCTGACGGATCCTGACTTTGTGCCGACTGAGAAGGCTTACAAGGCTATGTGCGGCAACAAGTACGCCGCCAAGGTGCTAGCTGGCGTCCACGGTCCGCCTCTTTTCAAGGATGGTGCGGTTGTCGAGCTACGGGTTCCCGCACGCTCGCCTGGACTCAAAACTTTCTTTGTAGCTGGCTGGCGAGGGATCGTGATTCAGTCTGATGCTTCTCCCGTTACAAGTGCGGCGAAGGGCGCAAAGAAGTATAAGGTGCTACCGTTCGGCGGAACTAAAATGGTTACCGTCGAGGAGCGGCAGCTTAAGATCGTCAAGGGTGTTTAGGACAGATGGTTACCTCCGATTCCCCTTTTAATTTGAGAGAGAAGAGAAGAAAATGAAGCTGACTAGAACACATTTTATCACTATCGCAAATCTGATCGCCGTCCTCCCTAAAGACTGCACTCGCAGGGATGTTGCACTCGCTTTTGCATCTTGTTTCCAGGGGAGTAATCCCCGCTTCGATGTCTCTAGGTTTGTAAAGGCTTGCGATATTTAGTGTAGATATCTCGCAAAGAGTATTATACAATCAAGAAGAATGACACTAAAGATTATTGGCAAACAAACATTGTGATCGAGTTATTGTTTAAGTTTCAATAGGAGAGAAGATATGAGAAAGTTTATTGCAGCAACGGCGGCAATACTTGTTTTGTTGACAAGCGGTTGTAGCTTCCTTGAAGGTGGATTCCATCTTCGTGAAGCTGGAGAAATTGTATGCGAGTCTCAAAACGGATACTTTGTGTTTCCAGTTGAGCCTAACTCCGTGGTTGTTTTTAGACTCAATGGATTCACTGTCGAGCTATATGATAACGATGGAGACATTGAATTTGAACAGAGTATTTTCTTTCTGTATGGAGCGGATTGTTCTTACGCAATTGATTAGTGATGAGGCATTATAAGATTGGTGATTTGCTGCGTTCTGAATATACTGCACACACCTATGCTTGGGGTTTGATTTTGAGTGTTGACTCTGATGAGATTAGTGTATTGTGGACCTCACCCGGTAGTGAACGGTGGAGAAATACTTATAATAAATACAACCACAGCACTGCTCTTAGTGGACTTAAATTCTTCCCTCTAGTGAAACGATAGTGTCCGAGACACAAAGAGAAATTAAGATTGGTTCGCTTGTGAAAATAACACATTCACCATCTGTGACTAAGTATATGAATCGGGTGGGCACGTTGGCACTGGTGATGGGATTTGGGTGCGATGCTGCTCCCCCTGGACTTATTGTTTTGATTGATGACGAGCGCCTATGGTTTCAGAACGAAGAACTTGAGTTTATGAGCTAACTTATGCCCGAGACACAAAAAGATATTAAAGTTGGTTCATTAGTGAAAATAACTGAACTTTATGTATACTCGGGAGAGATTGGACTTGTGTTAGAAACTATTGAGTTTAAAAATACATTTTATGTTTTGCTTACTTCTGGAGTGAAACAATTTTATGCTAAGAGTGGCGTTGAACTGTTGAGTTAACTTATGCCCGAGACAACAAAAGAAATAAGAGTAGGAGACTTGGCAAGAGTAGACTGTTGAGTAAGTGTCTTACATAATAGAATATCAATTGTTTCCAGAATTGTAAATGACTGTTATCTGATGGAGAAGAAAGAGAAAGAGATCAAGGTCGGTTCACTTGTAAGAATTAAATCTATACATATGAACGGTTGTCACTCTAATAGAATAGGGTTAGTCATAAGAAGGATCAAACACACAATTCCTGGTAGTGATTTTTATTATGTTCTTGTTAAAGAGAATCAGGTAAGTTTTTATGAGTATGAATTGATTGTCATCTGATGGGAGTGAGTGGGACAGAATGGTATATGATGGGTGTTAAGTGGGAAATTGGAGTTGTATAGAATATTTAGGGTACTAACCCCGAGCGAAGCGAGGGCTTTTTCTGTGCTTTTTTAGGCGATATAATAGAATTTGGCATAAACCTTGAACTTGCAAGCCCCGTGCCAACGTTTAACGCTCAGAGGGCAGAAAAAGATTATTTTAGGGGTTGACAACCCCCGAGATCGTACTTAAATTATGTATGAAGGAAAGGAACACGATGTCAGACATTGAAACCACGCCCGCCCCCGAGACTTCCGAAGCGCCCACAGCGCCCGAGGATGAATTTAACCTCAATATGCACGTTGCACGCCTGCTCATGAATGAGCCGTTTTTCGCCGCAATTAGTCGGCGTGTCAACAAGGCACCCTATAAGGGCATTCCGACTGCCGGCGTTCGGGTCAATCCGACGACTGCTCAGTTTGAATTGCTCTACAATCCTGATTTCTTCGCAAAGATGACGGATCTTCAGAAAGCTGACGTGCTTAAGCATGAGTTTTACCACCTCGTTTTCGATCACGTCACCGGACGCAAGCCCGAGGGCGTTGATCATAAGAAGTGGAATTATGCTACCGACTTGGCGATCAACTCGCACCTTTCCAATTTGCCCGAGGGCTGTTTGATGCCCGGTCAGGGACCGTTTGCGGACCTTCCGCCCTTCGAGGCTGCGGAATGGTATCTAGATCGCCTCCCCGAGAATCCGGGTGGCGAGGGCGAGGGCGAGTGTAACGGCGACTGCCAGAGTGGCGGTGACGGTGGCGAAGGGGGCGAGGGCACTTGCACTTGCCCTTCCGACCAGTTTGATTCCCACGACGATTGGGGCGGGGACGGTTCGCCCGCCGCCTCCGCCGCCAACGAGATCGCCAAAGAGCGGATTAAGGATATCATCCAGAAAGCCGCTGGCGAGGCTCAGAAGTCCAATTCTTGGGGCACTATTACTGCCAGCACCCGGCAAGCGATCATGGATCGACTAACTCCCCGTGTGGATTGGAAGAAAGTTTTGAGGTACTTCATTAAATGCTCGCAGCGGGCTAGCAAGTCCTCAACGGTGCGCAGACTCAATAAGCGGTTCCCGTACATTCACCCTGGACGCAAGGTTAACCGGCAGGCTAAGATTGCTATCAGCATCGATCAGTCCGGTTCTGTGGACGATGGAATGCTGGCGGCTTTCTTCACGGAGTTAAATAAGCTTTCCACCCTCGCAGAATTCACGGTTATCCCATTTGATTCCGAAGTGGCTACCGAAAGCGTGTATGTTTGGAAAAAGGGCGAAACCCGCCCCTGGGAGCGTGTGCGGTACGGCGGGACGGACTTCGATCCTCCTACTAAGTACGTTAACGAGCGTGACTTTGACGGGCATATCATTTTGACTGATATGTGCGCTCCGAAGCCGATCAAGAGCCGTGCGCAGCGTATGTGGATGACGACGGCGCAATATGCTCGCAACCCTTATTTCCAGACTAACGAGCGGGTTATTTCAATCGAGGATAAGAGTTAATGACGGAATTTAAGCCTGGTGATAAGGTGCAGATTGTACGCTCGATTGGGGATCTCCCCTTTCGCTATTCTTACGATGGGTTGGTTTTGGAGTTCTATCCATACGACAAGGATCGTCCGCAGCATGGTGGACCCGGCGTTGACCGAGAAGCTTATGCCGTGGTTGAGTGGAACTGGACCCCAGAACTAGAAAATCCTAACTATGTTAGGTCAAGGTATCTTGAGCGTGCCTAGCTTCAAACCCGGAGAACTTGTCCGCATCAAGGGATATAGCGGTGGAGAGGGAGAGTATAAAAATTGTGGGCTAATTGTTGAAATTCTCCCCGCCTTGACCCCGACCCATGTGCTCCTGCCGCCGCCCGCCTGCCGCCGCCCGTGGGCGATTGTTCAATGGACCCAAGGAAGTCCTTGGATTCCATCGGTTGACTTGAAGGATCTTGAGCGAGCCTAATTAAAACCATATCCTTGAACTATTTTTGTTGATCTCCATTGGGGGATTGATTCTCGCCATTGTTGGCATTCTACTTGCATAAGGTTGCGTAATGGAAATTGGATTGAGTTTGTTGATTGCCGCTGGTTTTGGACTTTATCTCCGAGGTACTGAGCCGCCATCCCCCCACCGCCGCCGAGGGCGCTAACGTGAAGGTTGGAGATCTGGTGGTTGGTATTATGTTGCACGAGAACGATCCCGGCTTTAATAAGTTGGGGCTGATTGTCGCTGTGCAGCCCCGGCGCGGCTCCGCCGCTCCACCCGCCCCCGCCGCGCTTCAGGTTGCCTGGGCGGGGGATACTCGCCCTCCACTCTTTTACAGCCACCTCCATATTGATATCGTCTCCGAGAGCTAAAATCATTAAGATCTGGGTAGGTGAATTACAAAAATGAAAGCCATCAAGGTAGGAGATTTGATTAAGTGGGCTGATCCCATTCTTGAGGATGATCCACTTGAGGGTTATCTTGGATTGGTTGTTAAGGTTAGACCGTGGGCGCCCGGGGAGCGACCGAGCTTGCTACGTCGTGCGCCGCACCGCGCCCCATGCGGACCCCTCGCCCGCCGCGTCGGCGCGTTAGCTTATCATATTCAGTGGATGCCCCTTGGCGATGAATCTTTGCCTTCAACATGCCTACTTGAGAACATTGTTGAACTCAACGAGGGTGAAAATGATTGAGATTGAGTTAGGGGATCTTATTGAGTGGAGCCCCGCCTTTGCTGCTCAACTTGAACCCGCTAAGCGAGCAACCTACATGGCGTTGGTGGTAGGATTTGAGGGCTACCACGAAAACAAAAGAATGAAAATTCATTGGGTTGATCCACAAAGCCGAAAATTCTTCAATAAAAGCTTTCCAGTAAACCTAACACGCATTAAGATATTAAGCAAAGGTAGTAGATAAACCATGATTGAGGTAGGAGATCTAATAAGCTATACTAATTTGTCTGGAACCTACTTTGGCTTGGTAATTGCGACCGAGGGTAATGAAAAATATAAACTTATAAGCATCAATTGGGCAGGACATGGCATAGCCAAAGAGTGGGATCCAAAAGTAAACCCCCTCAGTATAGTAAGCAAAGGCAATAGGTAGAACATGATTCAACCAATGATTCAACCAATGATTCAAGTAGGAGATCTAGTATCCTGGCTAGGTCAAGACAACTTTCTCGGCTTCGTGATTGGCTATGGTAATCCATATCGGCTCCAGGCGAGGGACGGCTTCGTCGAGCCCTCCCTCGCAGCGAGGGAGGGCTCGGATAATAAACACAGGGTTGTTGAAGTCGTTTGGCTAAGCGATGATGCCAACAAGCAAGCGCATAATTATCAATCTTTGGCTAACCTCAAGCTAGTATCAAAAATCAAAACATAGGGTAGGGGGGGGTAGGGGGGTAGTGCCGGAATGTATGTCCCTATGGGGATATTGGCGGTAACGGTGACTAGATCAGCGTTATCGATGGATGAGAAATTTTTGAAAATATAGAACATGTCAGAAAAACGCCCAGAGATTTTTTTCAGGATTC